CAGCTTCTTGTTCAGCATTAAGCTTTGCTACCTGCGCTTGGTAGAGTTGCGACTGAATCCCCTGTAGGCTAGTTTGATTCTGGAGTTGCTGCGCCTGCATGCCGGCCTGGAGCCCTTGTTGCCCGGCCTGACCGAAGATATTCCCAACTGACTGCGGCATGCGCGATGGTCCACTGCCAGCCATCATGCCCAGACCAGTCTGCAGAAGCGCCATGTTGGCGGGATCTAGAATCCCGTTAGGAAGTCCACTAAGGACGCCGTTAGCCATTTTTGCTCCTAGAACATCCCAGTAAATCCGCGTGGCAAGCTAAGCCCGGTCAGATTCAGCCCGGCTCCGCCTCCGCCACCAAACATGCGGCCCATCGTCGCGCCCGTGACAGCGCCACCAAGCATGTTCCCAGTCTTATTGTCGAAATACGGTTGTGTTTGTTGAGATCCCCAACCCCTCAACAGGTTTGAGTATTGGTTGAACGGAGCAAAGGCGGATTCAGTCTGCCCGCTCGCAAACCCAGGCCCGCCCATCGTCGCGCCAAATTGCCTATCCCTCTCCTGGCCGTAGTTACCACCGTAGAGATTGGTGGCGAAGTTACCCAGCGAACGGCCTAATGCTTGGTTGGCGCCTGAGTTACCTCCGAACGCCTGCATATGGCCGAACGAAGGGGAGAGCGCACCCCGGATCTGATTCGCGCCCTGCTGGAATGTCTCTTGAAGGTACGGATTGGTGCGCGGGTCTAGATAGTTGCCGCCGATGGTTTTAAGCATCTCGCCCTGAGCTGCTCCAGCAACGGGGCTAGGACCTGCCTGCGCCTGCTGGTTAAAGAGAGGCTGCGCTTGGTCCAGAAGCCCGGTGACATATGGGCGCAACCACTCCGGAACGTCATTGGTTACTGTGGTAGTTCCGGCTTGCTTGGAGCCACCCAGCCCACCCAACAGCCCGCCGGCGAGCCCGCCAATCAACATTGGATTTAGTGCCATATCGTCCCCTTTCCAGGGATCTTGTTAGTTACCTGTCAACCACCGTGACTCTACGAACTGTCCGCCTGAACTTGTACAGATCCACCCGCCGACAACATACTTCCCGCCTGTCGTTCCAAGCTCTGCAGGTTCGGAGTTGATTACGAAATCACCCTTGGCAAAACCCGTCCCAGTCGGGGTTGCGCTCCTGGAGGTATATCGAGCGGTGATCTTCCCCTCGGATAACGCATTGACCTGTTCTTCCAACTGCTTGAACAGCTCCTCCATCCTCTCCGGGTTATAAGTCCTTGGGACTTTCCACGTAATCCCGACCTTACTCACTTCCCTGTCTTTCCATATCAAGCACCATCCCGGGAGACTCCCACGCCCCTGAGAACTCGAACGTCATGCGGTGCCACCTAGACTCACGCCTTACATCGAACCTGTTGCTCGACATAGAGGTCGTAACGCCTGTCGTCAGGTCTTCACCAAGATCATCCCGGAAGAAGTTCTGCATCGTCGCTGAAGTCGGTTTGGTGAAGAACCGAAACTTAGCCCTGGAGAAGTAGACGAAATTAGCATCGTCCCCATAGTCGCCAGTCGTAAAGCTTGAAGTCTCAGGAGTCCCGTCTAAAGTCTGTAGGGCATGCGAGGTATTGAAGATTGCAATCCTCGGGAAGCTGTCCAGAAGAAAAGCGGTGTCATAGGAGAACTCAGGAAAATCTGCGTAGGTAGTGTAAAGACCTCCAAGGTCGTCATACGCCGTCCCGGCAGTTATATAGTCAAGCACCGCCTCTATGGTCCTGTCGTCTCTCCCCCAGGTATTAGCTCTGTAGTTATAGACAACGCACTTCGCTGGATCGACCGTATCTGCAACGGGATAGTAGAAGTAGATCACCCCGTTTATGCGGTCATGCAGAGACGTACACTGCTCAGCTCTCTTCTTGTTTAACTCGGAGAAGACTGAAATCTTGATCTTGTTAAGCCCCAACGGAACGGGTCGAGATCCATCGAAGCTGTAGAAGTCGTCAAACCCCATGAAAATATGTCTTGGGTTATCAGGGGTCCCAACATCGACAATCGACTCGTGAGACGCGGCCCCTACATTCCCAGGGAGTTCTCTAAAGTCCCAGGCTTGAGCACCACCCTGATAAATGCCTTCGTATACCGCCTTTGCTTTGTAGGCAACAATCCTCTCGCCAAATCTCTTGAGCCCGACGATCTTTCCGGGAGTACTTGTAAGTCTTATCGTCCCGCACTCAAGGTCTATATCCGGGGTCCAGTTTGTGTGATCGCCTTTGGCACACCACCAGACCCTGTCGGGAGAATCTGCGGAATCCTCCAACCCTCCCTGGTCGGATACATTCCCTGCAATTACGAACTGGCCTACAGTCTCTATGACCCCGAACATCGGGATGCTCGCCCCGACATTCGCAAAGGCGCCTGTAGTAGAGGACTGGAGAATGTCCGACTTGGCAGCCGCTAGAGTTACATCTCCAAACTGCGCGAACCTCCAGCGAGTATCAACAGCCAGTCCATAGTCTCCGCCTGAAGCCCTCGTGCGGTCGGTCCATGTGGTACCGGACGCATTCTCATAAATCTTGGTTGTCGTCCCTGCGAAAATCCGGTGTGACTTGTCAAGCTTCTCGATAGCAACCGCACCCTTACAAGCCGCAGCTAGAGCATCCAACCCCGACGCCCTGGGAGATGGGGCTGCCTTGAATCCTCGTAAAGTGGGAATGACCACAGAGCATGACGTGAAGACTCCCGGTTTAGTCGGATCTTCATCAGGCAATAGACCCAGAAAGCCAACGTCCATTACTCGTCCACCCAGGTAGTTGAATCTGAGCCTTCAGCGGCCCAATTACCAGATAGTTTGTCGCCTGTTACGTAGCCTTCCGCCACGTAACCATCCACGACATAAGAACTGATCTCTGCCCAGGAGGTAGAGACGGCATCTACATCAACCCAGGTCATACCGGTGTGATATCCGCCCTGATCGCAAGGGAGTTACCGCTCCACCTGTCTCCCTTGTCTGCATTCTCGATATCGTTTAGCGATGTCTCGAACCGTCTCTCCCACACACCGATACGCTTATCGTTCTTCAGAAAAGGCTCTGCTTGCAAAAGGCTCCCGTAGAGATACGCACTGGGGGCGTTCGTCAAAAGCCAGTTGGTTAAATCCGTGGCGATGTCCCACTTCTTATAGAAGTCCATCTCCGCTGTGTAGGAGCCATCAGGGGCTGGAGCTAGTTGGATCTCTCCACCGATGAACGTATAGATCACCGGTTTCCCCGTGGTCGAACCAGCGTGAAAGGTATCTATATATTCAGGAGTGACGAACCGTAGCGTCTGCTTGGGACTGGTATTCAACTGGAAATTGCGCATCTGCAGGAACCCAGTCGGCAGAGCAACGTACTCCGTGCTCACCGCAGCCGTGGACCGTTGTTCCATAGCTCTGATACGGAGACGCTTGTTTAGCGTGTCCTCCGCTAGAGCGATAAATTCCGGAATCCGACTGGAGAGGTCAGCGCGAGCTAGCCAGTTCGTGCAAGCGGTTTGTAGCTCCGCATACGTCGAGATCGCCATACTTTAGCCTTAGCTTTGTTGTTAGTTCTTCTAGAGGCCACGTTCCATCCTTGGCCTGGCGAAACATTCTTATCGACCGATACCACGGAAGATCGTCGCCCTTCACCCCGTAAAAAAAACGTGGACGCCCCGGTGCGACGCACCAGCACTCTTTACCCAAAGCACCGGACAAATGAACTACTGCGGTCGTTACCGATACGACAAGATCCAGCTCAGCCACCAAGCCAGCGGTATCGTCGTAATCCTGTGCTCTCGTGGCCCTTGGATAATCGAGGATCTTGATCCCATGCTCCAGTTCAAGCTCCTCAATCTCCTCAGACTTGTCCTTGTATTCGAGACTCACCCAGGTTGCGTCTATAGACTTGAACAAGGGTAAAAACGCCTCCAGCGGAAGGCTTCGTTTGTTGCTACCAGTAATCTTTAAGCCACCGCTCCAGGCAATTCCTATTACCGGCTTCTTGAAGGTATCGAACAACGCCCGCCACTGAAGCCTTCTCTCCGGATCGGCTTTTAGAAACGCAGTCCCGGGAAAGTCCTCGTCCTTCTCCCTGAACATTGAGGGAAGACAATCAGAGGGAATGGAGTAGTCGATCTTGTGATCCCACTCCCTCTCAGTGGTGAATCTGGTCCCGTAGACTCGTGCTTCCGGGAAGGACCTTTTGAACAGACCCTCCAACCTCGCATCGCAATCTATGATGATGTCTGCCTTATTCGAGGCATCGGGAATACAGGACGCAAACGCTATTTCATCTCCTATGCCCTGGTTCCCATACACCACTACAGATCCTTGCTCGCCGTTCCACATCGGCTCTTCAGGGTCGTTATAGGTCCTTATCTCCCTCTGTTTAGTCGTTCCTACAGTCTCTCTGTATAGCTTCCACCCCGACCAATCGCGCTTCATGAGAAGCGCCATGGCCTTGGTATCCTTGGACTCCCAACTAGACTTCCCGATCTTCTCTACCCTCGCCAGCCACTTCAAAGCTTCTTCAGGGTGACACCTGTTCACGCTTATAAGGGCTAGGTTCTCCAGCGCTTGGTAGTAGTCTGGGTTTTTCTTCAGAGCTTCTTTAAAGCAAGCCTCTGCAGCATCAAGATCCCACGTCTCCTGATGACACATGCCCATGTTGTTCCACAGCTCAGGTTTTGACTGGTTTAGCTGCGCAGCCCTTCGGAAGAGGTTGTACGCGAGGCCAAACCTCTGCGTCTTCATCAGCGCATAGCCGATGTAGAACAACGCCTCCGCATTCAGGAAGTCGATGCTTAGAGCGTCTCCGGCTAGCTTGATACCCTCCTCGTATCTCCCCTCTTTGATTACCTCCCCAGCTAGCTTTACCTTCCTAAGTGAATCTTGTTTGTCGTTTTTAGATATTTCCATTCCGGACTATTTAATAGCCTGAAGAGAAGCTTTGAATTCCTCGGGTGCATCGGCCAGTCTTCAATCCCGTATTCGGTAAGCCATCGCAACTGAATCACAATGGGAATAAACGAGTAATGCCACATCTCGTTTTTGATGCCGTTCTTCGTATATTCGTCGTCGTTCCTGTGCTCCGCGTTCTGATCGAGGATGGGCTCTACGTCCTGAATGGTCTCTATGTGAGAGTCGCCAGTCAGGTTGTCGTAATGGAAGATCTCCGTCACCCCGGTTAAAGGGTCTCGGTCGAATAGTCTTTTCAAAGGAAAAAGGGAGGGGTTGTTGGCCCCTCCCACCCTTTACTAGATGGTTCCGTCTACGCCGGCAATCTTCCCGGAAGCCGCCTCGTTCCTGGAAACGAGGGTGAGTTCCGTCAGAAGGTGCCACTTCTCCGAGTCTCCGGTCTTCGCGAGCTTTTCCTTCGTCATCCCGCGCAGATTCGCAACCGCCCAGTAGTCCATGTCCAGAAGGTGAACCGTCCGGTCACGGCTAAAGCGGCTTGGCACAACCAAGTGTTCCCCGAAGTCCGACACATACACATCCGCGCCACCGATGATCCTGGTGGCCCTCGCGGTATTACCGGCCTCTTTGGTAACGTCCGCAATACCTACAAAGCCGGAGATGCGCTTCTTGGCGTTGGGGCCGACAAGAACTAGCCTCGGATCACCCCCTGCAGTCCAAACCTCAGAAATGACGTTCTTGAGGTCGGTTTCACTGAATGACCCAAGGTGCGTCTTCTCGGTCGGGGCTCCTACAAGAGTCCCGTTCCAGCCGCCGGAGGTATACGCCCCAGTACCCGAAGACTTGTTCGTGTGGTTCGTGGCAAGCCACGATTCCACCGATGCAAGCTTCCTGGCAGATGCGCTATCACCAACCTCGGTCCCTTGGTTCTGAGTCAAAGCGTACTCAATATCTCGCTTCAGCTCTTTGCCTCGTTTCATCAGTTGGTAGGCGATCTCCGAGTCCCGACCTGCCTTGTCAACGGTTTCCTGAGTTCCAGAGACCTGAATGGTCTTCTTGAAAATCTGGGTGACGTTAGAGAGCCTGGTGGTCGGAACTGCGGTGTTTACCGCCGAGTCATCGCCCTCAATGTGGGCGTTGGCAGCAGCGGCGGCGAGCGCATCGGTCTGCCATTCATGCGTGCGAGCCTTTGCCTTGACCCTCGGCGCACGGGAGACAAACGGCGTCTCCATGGGAGAGATGTTGTAAATGGCGTCGGTCAGGTCTTCCCTGTTGCCGATAGCCTGATACGTCTGGAGAGTTCCAGTTGGTGCAGTCATCGCTTATTCCCTTTTTGTTTTTGTAGATACCAATTAGCAGCGTCATCCAGCGAACCGGACTTCTTGAGCCGGTTGAAGGCGTCGTCTGCATCACTGCGGGGACTTGGCTTTTCTGCACTTCCGGGTTTTACAACCTTGGGAACTGCCACGACTCGCTTACTAACCTCGGGCTTGGCTCGTTGGAGCTGCCTGTATTGGTAGGCATCGTGGAAAACCTTGATCAACCTCGCGTCGTACACACTCTCGACATCCTTCTTGTCGAAGCCGTAGTCTTTAGCTACCGACCCCAACACCTTCTGGTACACATCGCTATTCCAGCCCTGGATGTCTGCTTCTAGGGTCTGGCGCGACTTCTCGACTGCCTGAGATAACGCGGCCTCCTGGTCTTTTTGAAGCTTCTCCTGGGCTTGGCGCTGCTCAGTCTCGATAGCCTGTAAAGTCTGCGTTAGTTGAATCTGGCGGAAGAACAGCCTCTGAGCCTCTGCGGGGTCTTCCTGCGCCAGCTTGTTCAAATCCACGTTCTGGAGCTCAGGAGCAACCGTTTTTAGTACCAGTTGCTTGTGGGTCTCCAGTTGCTTCAGGTAATCGCCTTGGGCCTGTAGAGAGGCTTGCTTGACCTTCTCCTGAATCTCGGCCTCTTGCTGCTTTACCCGCTGGATATTGCGGTGATAGTCCGCCTTCATCATCCGCTCTTCGCGGAGCTGCTTGAGCGAGACCTTTACCGTCTTGGTCTTGTCATCCGGATCTTGGACTTCGAATAGCGGAGCCTCATCGTCTATTTCGATGGTCTCTGCTTCCTCAGCCTTTTCCTCTGTCTTTTCTTCTGTTTTTTCTTCTACCTTCTGCTCCTGCGGGGGAGCCTCTAGGTCGGTTCCTGCGTGTGGGTCGTTGTCCGGATTCTCGCCAACCCACTTGGTAAGGGCTTCTACCGTCGCTGTTTCTTCGTGGACTGGATGAACCGGCGCTTGCGCTTGGGGTTGCCCCGGCGCACTGGCTTGGGTCTGTTCCATTTTTCACCTGTTTTAAAGAGCGGCTTCTATGTCCGCTTGACTGCGCCCCTTGCGGGGAAACCTATCTCCCTGAAATGCGCTCCAGGAGAGTCTTTTCACGGAAGTTGTATTCGATGATCTTCCCGGTCTCAATATGGGTTCTGATGCTGTCCCTGATGACCTCGAACACCTGAAAAGCTATCGTCGCCTTGAAGGCTTCGGCATCCGTTTTAGCGACCCTCAAGGCTTGAAGTAAAGCGGTATTGGCTAGCTCGAACGACTCCTTAAGTAGCGGATCGTTCAGCAGTTGCTTGGCCCTCTCGGCCCTTATCTTGGCTTCTTCTGGATTCATGATTTAGCTCAAAAGCAACACTTCCTCATCGTCGTCTGCTATTGCGTTTATGCCTTCGTTGATGATCGACAGAAGCTCGGCAATCTTTGCCAGCCTGTCGTCTATCTTCTGCTCGAACCTCTCGATTCTTGCTTCTGCCTGCCTGTAGAGAATCCCGGTTTTGGGAAGCTTCTTAGCCTGCTTTATCAGGATCTTTAGCTTCTTCTTCTCCTTGGCGACTGCCTTTTCTTCCTCCTGGATCTCCTCCAGGATTTCGTCTTCTTCCCAGATAACCCGGTATTTCCTGCCGGAGACACCCCTGGTCTGTACGTCAACAACAGGAGCCTCGCCACCTGAAACGGTCGGCGCGAAACCAGTTACCTCTATCGCCGCCGTCCCCGGATTGACCAGGTGATTCGCGGTTACCGCGACTGTCGGCGCGTGCCCCGTAATTGCCAGCGCTCCAGCCCCAGGTTGCGTCACTATCCCGACGAGTACGCTCGGGGCGAATCCCGTGATCGCGAGATCGGCTTTCCCCGGCGCTACCGACTGATGCTGCGTTACCGCTACGGTAGGGGCATTTGCCGTAAGCGTGAGGTCGGCTTTCCCCGGGGTGGCGGTGATACTCTGCGATGCCACGGTGATGGTCGGCGCGAAGCCGGTAATCGCTAGCGCACCGACTGACGGGGTGACACGATGGTTCGCCGTCGCCGAGACTGTTGGGGCGTTGCCGGTTAGGGTGAGATCAGCCTTGTCAGGCGTTACCGTGATGCCAGAACCACTGCCCGCAATGAACTCCCACGCCCCTATCGTCGGGTTCGCTTCCCGCGTCTGCTCTACGATGTCGAGGTCGTTCGTGTTGCTCGAATCGGTTACGCCGGCACCGTCAAGGTCAGAGCCGGACTTGACCCTGAAATCGCTGGTTGAGTCCTCTACGTTCTCGAACTGGTTGGCGTAAGTGAGCTCAACAAGGTCGTTACCCCCGCCGGTCGCCGTGGCGCTGTCGGTCGCGTTGTAATCAGAGCTTGCCCACGCAGCATTCGAGAATCCCTCATTGCCTCCTACGAAACCAAATGCCGCGCAGTTCTTCGCTACCGCCGCACGCCCACTATTGCTATGCCTGAATCCTCCCCCGACCGTCCCCGTAAGATCAGAAGGGCGAACTGCAGTGCAGTTGAATGTTCCCCACGTGCTTACGTTGAAGTATTGAAAGTGAAAACCAGTCACCGCCCCAGCGGTGTTGCGAACAATGGCGAGGCAGTTAACGCACTTCGCAGTTGTCGAGGAAAGATAGAATCCCTGCTGCCTGTACGTTCCATCAACCAGCACGCCACTAGCAAGGTTATTCGTGTTATCCATCCGAACACCGCGATCCGCCGTGCTGATGGCCTCGATCTGGACCCGGCTTACCCTCGCGTAGTTCTCCTGCAGGTAGACCACCTGGGCTCCGAAGGTGCTGGAGCTAATCCCCACACCCTTGGTCTGGTCGTACTTGAGCGCGTTGGTCAGCTTATCCGCGTGATCCGCGAACGACTCTCCCGCCGCAACCGTCAGGTGCCGATAGCGCGTCGCGTCCGTCGTCGCCCCGGCTATCGTCACCGCTTCCGCGAACTCGGCATCGTTGTAGCACTCCCCGACGTGCAGCTCGTCGGCGGTGACGATATTTACATCGGTCGCATCCTCCCACGCCGCGATGGTGGAGTAGTCGCGGGTCGCCGTGCCGATGGTCGAGGTAACGGTCGTCGGCATCTAGCCTACCGCCACGGCAAGTTCCTTAACCGTCCTAGTGGCGAGCACCGCAGACTTCTCGATCTGCGTCGAGAACGTCACTTCTCTCGCGGCGAGCTTCCCATTGAAGATAGCGGCCGTCAGGTCTAGCTTCCTCGCGCGCTTGAGCAGAAGGCCGCCGAGAGCATCCAGGGCGGGCTGCTCCATGTCCTTGTGCAGGAGCGGATGAACCCCGGGCAGCTTGACGATGCACCATTCGGGGTTCGTCCTTTCCTTCTCGCTCCACTTCCAGCCATCAGCCTGCACGGTGACGACATCGCCCGGACGCAGGGAGACCGTGTTGGTCTTCGCGTCGAACCCCTTTCGGTCTAGCACCCTGACGAGCATTTCCATCAGGCGGTCCAATCGACGCTGTTGCGCCCGCCCACGAGCTTGTCGGCCTCCGCAGCGGCGAACCAGCATTCCCAGTAGGTGTCGTCCTCTAGGACTTCAAACTCGTGCCAATACTCCGCGCGGATCGAGAGCTTCGCGGGAACGAGCACCTCGATAACCCCAGCCTCGTCTCCCTTCGGATTCTTCCAATGCACGCGCACCTTGCCGCGCACGATGTTGGATAGATGGTCGATGGCGTGGGAGTGGCCGAACTGGCGCTCACCCTTCTGGTACGGCCCCATCGGGCGGATGTAGAACCCGCCGAAGTTGACGAAGCCGCCCTGGTGCAGATGCCAATTCTCCTGGTCGATGCGCTGCGTCTTCATCGCTTTCTCTTCGACGGCGGCACGTTCGCGGCTCGAGAGGCGCGCATCACGCGCGCGAACACATCATCTGCCACGAGTACGCCGTTCTTGATCGTGCGCGAAAGACCGTAACGACCATCGCCCCAGTTGATGCCCTTGCCGCTCGGGCCCCACCAGCGCACCACCAACACGCCATCCCAATCGTCGTCCCAGGTGTGACGCCTGGAGTCGCGCGTGGACTCGTCGGCGAGCCAGACCTCCCACTCCGTGACGATCATTCCTCGCCCATCCCTTTCCTGATACGCCCACGAAATACAAGCGCAGCGAATGCCGCCCAGAAGCCCTCCTGCGGCTCCACCGGCTTGAACTCCTCTACCTCAGTGTTCTCTATCGACTCACAGAAGAAAACATGCGGCCAGAACGTGTGTTTCGAGAGCCTGACGATCAAGTAAGTCTCCCTAGGTCGCCGCCACCACTTGCGCAGCGCGTGGGTCCAGCAATTTCCTACAAGTGGTCCGTCCACTCACGTCACGCCGCCGGTCAGTTCCCAGATGCCGGATGCATTTATCCCGACCGTGAGCGTGTTAGTCGCCGTCACCGAGAAACCCGATGTCGAGAGCTTCGACCAGCAGATCGCCTTCCCGCCCGACACGTAGATCACCGCGTAGAGCACCGAGAACGCCGACGCAGTAGAGGCCGTAAACACAAGGTCCGCGGCGTCGAAGCGGATCACCTTCGCCGAAGCACCGGCCGTCACCGTGATGGACGGTAGCGTCTTCTTCTGCGTAAGCAACCCTTGCGAGCACGCAACCGTGACGCTCGCCCCGGTCGAGAGCGTGTAGGTAGAGGCGTTGCTAGACGTCTTGAACAACCCCATTACAATTACGCTCGTGTTGAGGTCGATGTCCCCCGTCTGAATGTATTTCTTCGCTTCCGAGTAGACCCGCCATGCGCTCGCCGCCATATACCGCTCCTGTCTTCAGAATGTGGGCTATCAGCCCGTTGCCGTACAACACCATCTCAAGATCCTCGGGCAGCATGTGCTTCACGAGGTCCACGTACTCCTGCGCTTGAACCGCCATCCACGGGTGGCAAACGAACGTCCGCCCGCCAACTGTGATGTCCATCGTCTTGTCGCCGTCGTTCTCCGGCTGCGCGTAGGCGTGATGCACCCCTCGTTCACCGAGACATGAATCGAAGCCCCACACGTGGAACTTCCGTAACCCCAGCATCGCGAGCAGCGGAAACGCCCGCAGCATGATGGTCGAGCCTCCGAATATCGCCATCCATTCCCGGTGTCCGTTCTCCTCGCCCAGCTCGCGCATCACCGGGGCCGCTACGTCTCCCGAGTGCCACAGCCACACCTGGTCCTTCGGCACAGACTGCGCGACCCCTGGATGGCACTGCGAGGCAATCAGGTACTTGCAACCCTCCACCGCCGGATGAGCGAAGCGCTTGTTCCAGTAGCGAGGATCAACGATAAGCTGCGCCTTTGGCTTATACCCGCGCTCGACAGCCCAGTTGTAAGCCCCGTTCACCGTGATGATCGGTAGATCAGGCCGGTCGAATTGCTCTAGGCTCGGACCGCCCGCGAGTAGAGCCACTTCGGTCTGCTGGATCTGGAATGGCCGGGCTTCCTCGTAGCCGGCTTCCATGTTCGCGATGATGTTCTTTCGCAGGACTTCTTCCGGCTCCATCAGCACCAGGCGCTTTTCAAGCTCGCGCACCGTTTGCGTGCCGACCACGAATATCGCGTGGTGTTTCTCCTGGCGCGCGTAGCGGACTAGCCCCACTTCCTGCATGCGCTTCGCCCACCACCAAAAGGGTTTTACCGTGAGATGCAGCGCCCCGCCGCCGAACTCGTCAGGAACGGTGCATATCTGGAAGTAGCACTTCTTCACCGCCGACATGATGTTTTTAAGCACTCGCTTTACATCACGAGTAGCGATGTGCTCCATAACGTCGGTGCAGAAGCCGACCGTACCCCGGACCGGCAGCGGCTTTCTCAGGTCGTGCTGGTGGAACTCGATATCTGTCTCGATTGCCTTTACGAAATCGAGCCCGATGGCGCCGAGCTGCTTCGCCGCCCTCCCGGTTCCACATCCGAAGTCGATGATTACATCGTCCCCGGTCGTCTTGACGAGGTTCCTGAAATCGTTGACGCGAGTCTCGCCGGGCGAAAACTCACGGTAGCCTGTCCCTGCGTAAAGCTTCTCGTATTGAGCGCGGCTCACTCCTTTTTCTTCACCCTGCTTACAGTCTTTTTGACCTTGCCCTTCGCATCCCTTTCGGCAACTTCACTCTCTCTTTCGGCCATCGCAGCTTCCAGGACCTTGATCAGCATCTCGTTCTGGGACTTGCTGTTTTCCTGGACCATGTTCAACACGGCATCCAGCTTCGCCTTCTGCTCCTCAGCACCCCTCTGTTGCTCCGATTGACCCCTTTCCCAGATCATGTCAATCAGCTTCATGTCCCTTTCCTTCTCACTAGCCTTATCGCTCTCGGCGGACTGAGCTACCTGCTGTTCCCTTTGCTTCTCAAGGTCCACAGCCAGTTTTTCCTGGTGCTTCTGATATTCGATGGATTCCTTGAACTCGGTCATGGCAGCCTGGAATTCCTGCTTCATCTGGTCGCCCTCGCTCTTGGCCTGGATCTTCATTTGATCCACTTGAGCGTCCATTTCAGCCTTGGCAATAGCAGGATCTTGCTGAGGCGGTTGTGGCGGCATCTTGTCAGGATGGGTGTAGAACAAGTCTCCACCCTTGATGTTCTTAGCCTCCAAGGCCTTCATGCGCAGGTGATAGACGTTTTCCGGGGTGACGATGGGTAAACCGCCTTGCAACGCAGCCAACTGGAATTGGGTCTCTTCGTTCAAAGCAGCTAGCTGGGTTTGCTTCGACCCAGTACCAAGTCCAACCATGACGGTAAGGTCGAACTTGTTCGTCCATTCCCTCGGGTCCATCTTGACCCACTCGTTTCTGAGCCTTATGACTTTCGACTGGTCCTGATACTTCTGGACGTTCTCCAAAATTGCGTAGAACAAGTCCTTGACCCCGGTCTCGGCAAAGACTCTAGCGATCAGCTCAACCCTCGCCTGTGTGGCTTGGTCGATAATCGCAGCCCCAGTCGCATGCTTGCTGATTGAATCCGGATCTAACGGGGCTCGGTTCACCCCGGTCCTGTTCTCTTTTATCTGGTCGATGTATTCCAGAAGATTAAAAGCCGGCGCTCCCAAAAGAGGAGGTTGCATCGGCTTCACCGCATCGAACGTCTTGACCCTGACAATCCCGCCCGGACGGCTGGTGAGAAGGTCGTCTATGTTCACCATCCCGTCCAGGGCCATGTATCTCCCATTGTTGGCGAGGTACATGTTGTCCAGGATCTGACGGAAGACCGTAGACTTTAGTAACTGGATATCCATCACCAGATCGGCGACAGACATTCCGTAAAGCTTGTGGGGGAGAATTATGGGAGTGAGGGTTACGAACGGGCAGGAGTCGGCTTCTTCATCCTCCAGAATCCTGTCCCCCGCCATGATGGTATGCCTAAGCTCAGCAATACCATCTCCATCCCTGTCTATCTTCCAGTAAGCCTCAGCCAGCCAGACGTACCTATTTCCTGGAGTGGAATCCGAGCGGTCGCTCTGGTCGGTCTCATCGAACGCATATCTGGCGATTCTCTCCTCGTTGAAGTCGTTTTCTTCGTAGGAGGTAACATCATCAACATCCTCGAACCCCATCTCCTTAAGCTCTGAGATGGTGACTCTGCGACGATGGCAGATAAATCTGTTCTTCTTTAGCGGAGCTACCGGATAGCGGTTTATCAAAACCTCTTCCGGGGGTACAGGTTCTACACAACACTTGCCGTTTTCGGTCTTCTTCCTGACCTTCAGAGAATGGGCCTTGGTAGCAACCCCGGTCATGGGGTCCACCTGTACATCCTCTGTATGCTCCACAGGCTCGACATCCTTATCCTGAAGGATCATCGCGAATTCATCATCAGTCAGGTACTCATAGGTCTCCGTTTTGTATTCGGTGTACTTCTCCCAATAGACCTTTACGAAACCGTTTTTAGATAGGAGGGCGTCCTTGAACCAGGTATATAGAGACAGGAACCCATCGTTCTGCCGCTGGAATATGTAGTTGACGTAATCTGTAGCCTGTTGGGCGTTCTTCTCGTCTTCCGGACCTTGCGGCTCGAAGCGAACAATCGTGTCTCCCCCAGTGAAAATACGCATGAGGGAGGGCATGATCCACTCGATGGTGTCCGCCACATCCCGGGAGACGTACGACGACCTTCCCTCTACTTCGTTGCCAAAAGGCTGCCCGTAGTAATACTCAAGAGCGGTTTGCCTTTGGTGTGAGAGTTCAGAGGAGCTGTAACCAACCGCCCCCCTTATCTCGTCGTCAAGTAGAGCCCGGAGCTCCGTTTCCGTCAGTTTCGCCATTATTTTTGTTCTTATCGGCGTTGCAGTTCTTAACGTGGAAGAAGTACGCGGGCATCACCCCGCACTTGGGGCACATCTTGCGTAACGGCTTGCTGGCAAGGGTTTGACTGTCTATGATTTGCCTGACTACCTCAGCATACTTTGCCTGCTCTGAGATCTTGCCCTCCAGCGCCGTTACCTTTACTTCCAGCGCCTTAATCCGATTCAGCATCGCCAGACTCATTTCCAGTTTTCCTCTATCCAATCCGCTTTAACGTCAGTGAGCTTCGGAAGACCATGGAAACAGACAATCGAGGTTTCCGAGGGAAGTCCGCTCACGCAATGAAACTTGTATGACTTGATAGTTTCCATCGGGAGATGGTCAACTCTCTGTCTCAGCGAATCCCATATGAAAGCTTGATCTCCCAGATAAGGCCCATTCCTCTTTTTCTCGTGGTAGTCGATCCACTTGTACGGCTTCTCGCAAAATCTCAGGTAGACGCGTTTTAAAGGCTTCCTGAACCACATCACACCGGAACCTACAAACGATGGGACGTGGAAGTTGCTCAGCATCGCAAAGTCCATGTCCAGGTCTGCAAGGTGATCCAGACTGCCGGTTACCACGGTGTCTAGATCGAGGTAAAGGGTAGGGCCGTCTACCACCCTGAATAGCTCGATCTTCGACCACCAGCCAGGCCAGTTATGAACTAAAGGTATCCGCTCGCAAGGTACGTCTACGTCCGAGAGGCACTTGAACGTATAGGGAACCGTCAGATTCCTCGCTACGCCATCCCGTAGTTTTCTAACCCACTCAGGGGTGTATTCCTCTCCAGTCCTAAGAACACAAAGAACCGTCAGCATACAAAAGCGCAGCGCCTGTATTTTTGCGCCGCCGCTATCACAACGCCCCTTGTGTCTTCCTTTCCACGTCTAAGGTCCGCGATGCAGAAGCCCTTGACTCGGTATGTGTCTAGCGGGTAGTGAAATCCCCACGAGAGCAGAGAAATCACCAGATCAGCCTTCAGCTCCTCTTTTGTTCCTACCTCGTGCCACCTGTCGCACTCGACCCCGTTTGCCTTCAACAAAGCTTCAGTAGCTTTGCGCGAGTTTCCTATCACGCTGGTAAACCCGCAACTTCCAACCTCGCCGTCTCCGTCCAGCAGTTCCAGCCTTGCATGTGGAAATTTGCGCTTCAGCAAGACATCAATCCCAGCCATGCCGCAACCTATATCCAGTATGGATTCGACCCTATCCGGAAGGTAGGGCTCGATCATCCTGAAGTCTTCTTCTATGGCGTAGCCGTCAGTCCTCTGAAGCTTTATCCAGCGCCAGCATTCGTTCGGGACAACCAATCCTTTCGCGGATATCAGGCCACTTCTCCTTAAGCCACACAAAGTAAGCTTGTCGATCCGCCATCATGGACGGCCTTTCCATATAGGTCCTGTCAGGCGGCATCCTCCCCTTGTTCACATGTTCGTGAGACACCATCACTGAATCCAGCCTCTTGCAGCCGAATTCTCTAGCTATCAGCTCGTGGACGTCATCTATATAAAAATGCTTCAGGTCGGGACACGCAAACCATCCCAGTTTTCTTACGAAGTCCCCGCTCATCACTGGCGTAGATATGCGGTCTGCGTAGTTGTCCTGCGGCCAGACTATAGGCCATTTAAGGGCGTCTACTAATTTAGTATCCCAGTTCTCGGTCTTTGGTAGGTGGTCGTCGTTCAGAAGCCCATACCAAGTCTCGTTGGGTCTGTACCTAAACCCTTTGTTTATCTTCCCGGAAAGAAAATCTTTCCTGAAAACGACCTTCTCCCACTTATCCGGGAGTCTTACCTTGTCGTACTGGGTTGAATCGTCGTGGCACAGAATCAACAAACCCTGTGTCTGAAAGTTGCCTTTGTCGAACAACCTCTGCGCTAAATGAGGTCTTCCTCTACTCGGAAGTAACCACATTCCTGATTCTCTCTATGATGTCCGATGTGTGTATTGGAATGGACTCTGTGTGCCGCACCGGAATCCACAACTGTCCAAGGATTCCATCCTCCGGCATTCTCTTACCGATATAGTCCGACCCTCTCACGTACACGTCAGGCCGTAGCTTTTCAATAACCATTTCCGGGGTTGGGGCCTCGCAAAGAATAACCTCATCCACGTACCTGACGGCAGCCAGCAAAGCCAGACGCTCTACTTGGTCATACACCAAAGTCGTCTTCGTTACGTACTTATCAGCCACCACTGAAACAACCACCCAGTCCCCGAACTTCCTGGCTCCCCTCAAATGCACGATATGCCCCATGTGCAGGAGATCGAATATGCCGTGGCAGAGGACTACTTTCACGCCATGACCGGGAACGCAGGATCATCTACCAGTTCACCGTCCCTCAAGTCAGTCTGTTTCGTGAACGGCCCAGCCGAACCACCACGCCGCATGTACCATGTATCGCCCACGATGTAGCGAAACGACAATCCACGGCGCTCGCGCGTAGACGTATTAGGTCCGCTTGCGTGCCACGTCCGGCCATCGTGGATCAGCATGTCGCCAGGGAACATCTCGAAGCACTTAACCTCGTATCCCTCCAGACGCGGGTCCTTGGGCAAAGGATCTCGTGTCTCGCCGTTTAACGGAACTCCGGAGAGCAGGTTGCTAGATCCCCTAGTGCCGTCAAGATGCGAGCGTAGAGCGTAGAGCATAGCTCCCGAGTTCTCTGTAACAACGTCAAACGGCATCCAGCACGCTATCTGGTTGTTGGGCTCCAAAGGGAAGTAACTCACGTCCTGATGCCAGTGCAGCAGCCCAGCCCTCTTAGGGGGTTTGTTGAATACGATGCTCTCCAGAAGCCGCAGCTTGCCTTGAGAGATCGTTGAGACATATTCGGCCACGTCATGAGCTAGCGCCTGTAGAGCAGGCATCTTCTCTAACAGGCGGAATCTCTTTTTGTCGCCCTCAACGAAAGTCCAAAACCCTACAATCGGTTGATGCTTGACAGGCTCTGCAAGGTCATGGTCAGCACTCTGATATTCGTCTATCACGCGCGCCAGAGCATCGGGTGTAACTGCTCTACGGCGTACAAACACTCCATCGCGCTCCAGGTCGCTCATGGCCAGCGATGAATCCCCTGTTGTTTACTCTGTGCAATGCGTAGACAGAATATGGCCAGATCATCTACGTTGGACTTATCGAACCTCCCGGGTCTCACAATCGCGTTGTTCTCCTGCCCCCACAGGTATTGCTCCACCAGCAGCCGGTTGCTGGAGTAGGCGGCACGATGCCCTATCCGCTCCACCGCTTCGGTGGAGATGAACACCACAAATACCTGGTTTTTCAGAAGCGCACGGATGAGGCTGATATTGCCGTCTACGTCGTCCCGGAATACTCCATCATTACCGTCGCACTCGTGAAAGCCCTTAGTGCCGGCGCAGAGGATAGCCGAGGTATAAGCGTCCGTAATGTGGTGATTTTCTCCAAGCCGCCTCTCGTAGCGTGTAGTTCTCCCATGCCGCTCCAGCGCTGAACCAAGAATCCCGCGATGCCCAACTATGAGAATCAAGCAAGGAACCTCACGTTGGCCGGCGCTGGAGTGAGCGGGAACGTCACCTTGCCATCAAGATATCGGTATAGCCAGTCGTTTGTGAGGTTCTGCATGCAGTCTGAGGGGCAGCGCTTTCTGGGGTCGAACTCGTCAGAGGCGAGGTATCTCATGACCTCCCAATACCGTTCTCCATGAAACATATCCTTGAAGCGCTGAGTAGTAATGTTGCCGATATGGAAAGCACGGTACTTCTCGTTGAACAAAGGTCCACACGGGGCTATGAGCCCATTCCCCGACATCTGCAGAGCAAACGGAGGTCCAAAACACCGCGAATATTGCCTGATGCCTTTGTGCTTTAGCTTGTTCCACTTGACGACGATCTTGGTATCGTCATTCGACAGTTCCTCGCACTGGCGCAGCGTTTCCTCGATCTGGTCATACGCCTTGTAATCCACGTCCAGAACGCCATCGGTATCTACAGCACAGTGCTTGATGATCGCGTAGTGGACCCCTAAATCCTTGGCGAGCTTGGCAAACGGCAGCAACTGGTCGGCGTCCTTCGGGTCGCAGACGAGATTCATGTTCACGACGCACGGCCAGCCGTTGTCTCTTACCAGACGAACAGCATTGCGGATATTCCTGACTACGATGTCATAGACCGCTTGCTTGAGGCCCATGATCTCTGCATAGCGCTTCTTCTCGCCGGCAGAGAAGTTAACTCTAAGTGACATCAAGCGCGGCAGGATTCTCTCCAGCACTTCCTGGGGTAGAGCAATTCCATTAGTACCCGCTCCGATTGCAATGCCCAGGTCTGTAGCCTTCTCAACAGCCTCGGCGTAATAAGGCACCATCGTTGACTCGCCGTCCGATATGTAATTCATGGCGAGTACGCCGATCTCGGCGGCATCCTCTAAAAACTGCATGGCGATATCACGAGTGATCTCGCCGCCTTCCGAGGCCTGCGCCTGCGCATAACAGAAATGACAAGCAGCCTGACACTTCCGAGTCCAGGCTATGTCCATGAAGATAGGCGCTACCCGTTCTCCGCGCTCCCAGGCTTCAACACGCTCTCGGTGGTAGCCGATGTTGGAGCCGTCCAGCGTCATTTCCTTGCCGGCGACTAGTTCTGCATGTTCATCGAATATTAGAGTTTCTCCCGCTGGTGGATCGTCATTAGCTTGCGCAGTTTGCTGTCGTCGCCCTGAAGGTCCTTCACAACACGGATATCGAGCTTCGTAAGAGTACGAAGCGTCAGCTCCAGCCATAGCAGAGCAGGACCTTGTACTTCATGTGAGATAGTTTCTGGGAAACGAACAACTACCTGAAGTCCATTCTCAGCCATTTTCCACAATCAAAGTCGAATGCGTACTCGACAGCGCATCACGATATCCCGGCATCACATCTGCTGAGTGGTTCAGCTCTACTACCTCCACATTGCGCAGCATTCGCTCGAAAGCCCCAGTGTAGTCGTTCGTGTGCTGCGGCCCCGCGTTAAGCGGACGCTTCGGCCCTACCCGCGTTCGGACTATCACCTTTGGCCTGAAGTCTCCCATCTCACAGAAGCGGTCCAAGTGGTTGACCAGTTGATTCATGCCAAGTAACAGAAAGTCCATTCTCGGATAGATGCAAATTGGAATCTTCCCCGACAGCGACAGGCCGACGCAAAAACCTAGTTGGAAGTCCTCTATAACCGGCATTTCCAAACGTTTCTCTAATGGCACACCTTTCAGGCTGTGATACATCGTCGCGCCGTCCCACAGCACGGACTGACCCACAAATAACGTGCGCTCCTCTGCTGCCAGCATCAGCATGGCGGCGTTGACGGCTTCGTTAAAATCCATGCTGCCCGGGTAACGGCTGATAGTGCGGCCATCTGCGCGTGTAGGTGTAGCGCGTAACCCTGGTTTCTCTGACCCTCCCGTAGCGCCACGCTGCCTTAGTCGGCGTATTCGTGCTGAGGCCGTTGTCCTCCACTACGAAGCGGATATCGAGGCCGTAGCCGTCAGCGAACTTCACCGCATCATGAAACGCCCCGATACTTTCACACATATCCCCCACGAAGCACCACACCCTCTCCCCTGAATAACCCAGTCCGCACGCTATGGGTAACATGCCGCCCATAATGGCAGAGGACATGAACCGATGCTCTACGCTGCTGATAAACATGGATCGCCCGGAGATGATCTGCGCCTTGACCTCCGTGGCGGGGATTCCTTTCAGCAGCGCGTGATAATGCGAGCGCCATGTGGACAGCACCCAGTCATTCGGGCGGATGTCTCTGAAGATTTCGATTAGCTGAAGTTCGTTCCCGCCGCTGAGATGGACCGGAGCATGAATGCGCCCAGCCTCGAACTCTCGCGCTATGTCGGTCTCGAAATCTATCAGCTCGTCAACGGTCACGCAGCTCCTTCAGCACCTGATGACCAAGTACCAATTGCTCCTCTTCTGACTGCTGCATATCCACCCCATTTAGATAATGGGTGACTAGCACAGCCATCATTCCTATATTTTCCGCAGTCCACACCGCAGACAGGATGTTCGGGGACTTACCAGACCCGGAGAGAGCTATTAGCAAATCTCCGGGTTCTCCTACTTTCTCGATCCACCGGGCAAAAACGGTTTCATACCCGTAGTCGTTGGCAAAAGCAGTCAAAGTCGCGGGGTCGAGCGTGAAGGCTTTTATGCCAACAGAGAGAAGATCGTTCGCGATATGAACAGCATTCGCGTAACTCCCTCCATTTCCAATGAGATAAACCCTCTTAGCCTTCCTGACAAGTTCCGAGAGTGAAGACTTCATCTCTCCCCACTACGGCTGTTCCAAATCTACCAACCGCAACCCCAGCGGCCTTGTTGGCGAATTTAGCCGCCTGATAAAAGTCATGCCCCTCGTGAACGGCAACTGCAAAAGCCGCTATAGCTGTTTCTCCAGCCCCAGATACGTCAACCAGTTCTCTGGACTCTGCGTAGATCCTGGTAGACCAGTCTTCGTACAGGGTCATGCCTTCAGATGCCCTTGTAAGAAGAATCGCTCGAATCTCTGCCCTTCTTTTTATCTCCTGTACCTTGTTCGCTAAATCCTCTTCGTCCTTCCAACCTCCAACCATGACTTTCATCTCATCCAGGTTTGGTTTAACCAGATCCGCGCCTCTGTAGCGCTCGTAGTCATAGCCCTTAGGGTCTACCAAGACGGTTTTCCCCTCTCTCTTGCACTGCTGAATCAGGTCCTGGACCCTCGCTAAAGAGCCCTTCCCGTAGTCAACAAACACGACGATATCTATTCCCGACAAATCCAGTCTGGTAATCGGTTCCTGGGGCGAATCGAAATCTATCCTGAGCATCTGCTGCTTTTTGCTCACGACCCTGAGTTTTCTTATCCGCCCACCGCTTCCAAAAACCCTTCTTACTCCTACTCCCATCGCTTCCACGTTGTTAGCGACGTTAGAAGCTGCCCCATCTCGTCTTTCTGTTCTTTCAACCGAGATAATGGGCACCGGAGCCTCGGGAGATATCCTCGTTACCTCCCCGAACCAGTACTCATCCAGCATCGCATCCCCACAAACGAGGATCACACGACGCCTAACTTTGGATATTCAATCTTCTTTCCGAAATCTTGTGCTGCGTGGTAGGTCTTGCTGAATAAGGCCATGTACTGGAGAGCATCATGCGGGTGACTAAAGTCGTTCTTTTCCGGAACGTCTCTATACCTCTCGTCGCCGGTTACCTGGACTCTTTTGTAGTGATAGCCGCCGTTAAAGCCCTTCCGGATGAATCTCGCGTTTGGTGATACCGCCAGCCCCGGCTGCCCATCAATAAGCTTCGTGAGATACCCAGCAACAGCCTCTCTGCGGGCGACAAACTCATTCGTGATTGCCGGCATTGCCGGTATGCCTGCTTCAGCAAGTTCCATGAAGCAAGTTTTCTCGTCCGAATCCGCCCTTCTATTTCCGGCAGGATCTCCAGTCGCTTGAATCTTATAACCCGGGAAGTTCATCGCCAGAAACGGCTTGACAGCGTCCCTGGCAAATTGGCGAATGCCCATGTCATTACCAAGCAGATCAGAAAAAACACGAAGCTGGCCCCTAGGAGTAACTTGACCAACCACGCAAGCTGGCGTCAGTCCGTAGTCGAAACCCAGTAAAAGGGGTAGCCCAACATATGGTTTGACCTCCCTGGAATGAAGCTCGTCATTCCACTCCGGGTAAACCGGCTTTCCAGAGGCTATGGTTCCCCATTGAGCTAAAGCATAGACCTTGATCCACTCTTTGTTCTTGCCCTGAATTTGTCTTAAGTAGTACTCGTGCCCACCGGGTAAATTGGGGATGTTTTCGGCTTCTGAATTGGGTACGTAAATCCCGCCTTTATCCAACAAACCACCTGGTTGTCGGAAGAACTTGAACCCTTCCGGCTTTTCTTCCTCGAACAACCTGTAGATAAAATGATCGTCATCCGGAAAGTTTGTATCCCCAAACATTCCATACCAAGTCGGCCCTCCCCATCTTTGGGGGGGATATCTACCTACCCTTTGAGAACACATGTCAAACACAGCTTTCGGGACCTCCGACATCTCCGAAATAGCCGCCCAGGTCAATTCCAAAGACTTCAGCTTTCCAACATCCTCCGGACGGTCCAGGGCTAAAAACAGGACCTCACACTTCACCCTCGTTTTATCCGGGAGCCAGAAGTCCAACTTGGCCGAAATAGGTGAAGCCCAATTTATCGGGGCGACCTCCTCCGGGAACCACTCCTGGAAAGACTTTATGACCGTGCTTCTCAGCTCAGGGTAGGTATTCCGTAGGATCATCCCCCTGGTATATCTGGTCCGTTCGTAGGGCTCCTGGGCCATGCTGACGGCCATGCCCTTCATAATGGAACCAACGGTCTTTCCCGAGCCCACCGGACCGGCTATGAGGCTTACGAACGAACGGTCGAGCAGGTACTCCCGACAAATAGGACCGGGAGGGGTGTAGCTGATGTCCACTAGAGCAGCAGCCCGCGCGACTGCATGAACTCAATGGGATTCCTCGCCGATTTGGCTAAATTACATGGCTGGCATAACCACTGGAAATTCCCAGCCACACTCCCACCACCAGCGGCAATCGGGATAATGTGGTCAAGGTGCTTGCCATCCCTTAAATCGCCAGCACAAACCGCACACAACCACTTCTGGCGCACTAACAAGTCACGGCAATGCCTCGCCACACCACGCCCAACCGGACGCGCCAAACGCTCCCTCAGGCGACTAGCTACCCTTGCAACCGGAGTGCGCCGCCACGCCGCTTTCCAAGCCCTCACCTTCTCAGGGTTTAGACGCTTCCACTCGCTGATCTCCGCATTGCGGGCCTCCCTGTAAGCAGAGTCCCGTTCCATGCGCTTTTTCTTGGAAGCCCACGAAATAGCCTTCTTGCAGGGCTTGCACTCGGTCCTGCCAGCGTAGAACTCGGCGGACGGCTTCTCGAGCCGGCATTTACAGCAGACTGGCATCTAAAACCCTAGGAAATGTGTGGGAGGGCAAGGGACGGTTACGGGCGCCCTCCCCTCCCCGGTGCTTTTCGGACCCCCTCCCCACCCCCTCGGAAAAGGGAGCCCTCAAGCATGCTTTTCCTGAGCGACGGATTTCTAATCAGTCGCGAATCACTGTGCCATCAACCACTTGCGTGCTGTCCTGTGCAGTCTGAGCTGCACCAAGGTAGAGGTTGATGGATATACGTTCAGTACTTCCAGCCTCGCGCTCTTGGCCGTAGATGCGGCGATCCAGGCGCTCCAGCCTCCAGCGAGCTGATGCGATGCGTTCCCGAGCGCGCGTAACTGCGTTATTGTCAGGGGCTTCTTTCAGTTCTTTTTCGGCTTCTTCTATCTCGCACTCATACCTTGAGGTTGCTATTTCTTTCCAGTCTTCCAGTCTGTACTTCTTGAGGTTGCGGTAGAGAGTGGCGTTGTGGACGCCGAGTTGTTCGGCGATGGCGTAGATGGAAGCGCCGTTCTCGTAGTGGTCTAGGATGGCGTCCAGAAGCACGAGTCTTTGCTTCTCTGGTAGGGCTTTGATGGCGTGCCAGGCATCGGGGAGTTCTGGGAGAGTTGGCAGCTCTATGTCTATCACCGCTAGTTCAGTCATCTGCTTTCCCTGAGTTTGGACGGTGAGGCAGGCGCCGCTGTGACAGCGGCGACGATGTTCGCCAGTTCTGCCTGCCTCCCGGTAGTTGCTGGTGAGCCAGCTTGTCCCACTCCCTCATCGGGCAGTCTTCGCACTGGGGGTTTGGGTGTCTTGCACCGCAGCAGAACTTGGTTCCTGGGGGCTTGTAAACCAGTGCTTGGTTATCGCTCCGCATTTGCACTCCAGGTCTATGTAGTCCCCGTAGCTTGTGCCCCATTTGCAGACTTCTCCGCACTTAGCGCATGTCCATACTTCAGATCTCGCGCTCTCCATCCTAGTTTCCTCGCAAAGAACTCAAGATCAGCAGCCAGAGTGATTAGCTCATCTGGTGAGCCTTTGGCTATGGTCTCGTTCAGCTTCCTAGCGGCTTTGGTGGCTAAGACCGAGTATTGGGCGATCTCGTTGTCGTTCAGCATGGGAATGCCCCGGGTCTAGGACGCAAACCAGTCGTTAGGAAATAGGTTATTAGGACTGTGCTCCAGCCGGGGCATGTGGGTTGAAGATTGGGTAGCGGGGGCGCGAATCGAACGCGCGTTACCAGGCTTATGAGACCTGGCTTTGAACCAACACAATCCCCGCGTTAGCTTCTTCTGTTCGGGGGAGAACAGAGAATAGGAAGCCGACTATTTAGTCGAACCGGCCGAGGCCGATAACTACTCGAATTGGCTTACAGACTAGATATAGTACAGATAGTTCCTGCCATGTCAAGGGGTTGTGTCCGCGTCTAGCTGCTTGCTTAGCGGAACATACTCAATCTTGATGGTGGACTGGCCGGTGATAACCAGCTCCGTCATTCGATCCGCCCAGAAGGCCATCACTTCCTCGCTCTGCGGGTAAATGCGCCGAGCCCAGCGCGCTAGTGTGTTGGCGAGCCATTTGCGAAATGTCTTCATATCCTGTCCTTACCCGTAAAGGTCATCGAACCCTCGCCCATACCCTTACCCTCGCAATCTCCAGCAAATCTAAATACCCGTTCCAGCTAAACCGCCGGCCGGTGTACTTCTTCATCAGCTTCAGCACTCGCCAGCGGTTTAGCGAAGGATAGCAATAGCTCAAGGTGATTGACCATTTATAGCGCTTCTCCAACTCCTGTACAGCCTGATGCGTTTTAAGCACCCTACGAAGCTCTACAGGCGGTTTTAAAGGGTCTGGGGGTATCTCCCCCTTGTCTCCCCAGCCCGTGTCCCAGGCGCCCGGAGAAAAGGCATTAAACTGGCCTTCCAGGGATTTAGCTCGCTCCCACTTGTGGCGGTCCTTAAAATAACGACTCCACTCATTTAGCAGCTCGTCCAGCTCGGGAGGGCAGAGGTCCTGCCTTTTCACTCTGCGTCCGGGTTGTGGGCAGGATCAGGCTCTTGCTCCTGAGTTATACCAGCCCGCTCAAGCTTAAGCCTCTGTCTGTAGGCCAAGCCCTTGGGACCCTCATACCAGCGCTTCCACGCTTCATGTCTCTTTTGCTTCTTTTCTTCGTCCGTCATTTCTGGCTCCATTTGTCCCTCTTCTTCCCGCTCTTGTTGCCCCTTGTTTGGGGTGGCTGTTTCTCATGCACCTTTACACGCCCCTGTTTCTTGGAGCGCTCTAGTAAGCTAAATGCTGCTTGTAGGGGAGTCATTGCCTAACGCATTTTCAAGAATGACCAAAGCTTCCCCAGACTTGACCATCGAAGGCGTGAACCTGAGCAGTCTCCAGCCGAGGCAGGCAAGGGCGTTGTACTTTTCGGCGTCTTTCTCGAAGCCAGAGCCGCGCGTGTGCCGGCCCCCTGTCCATATCCCGCCCTCAAGCTCGACCCCGAGTTTTCTTTTGGGGTCTGCATAGTCCAGTCTCCATTTCCTCGTGGGGTGAAATCTGTACTCCCTTTCGAGCCTTAGTCCTGATGCCTTTAGGTGAAGGTCAAAGAGGGTTTCTAAACTCGACCGTTTCAGGCTGATTCCTCTATCCCGTGCTCGGCAATAAACGCTTGTACGTGCTCGATAAGCTCGCTAAAGTCGCCGCGACTCGCTTTTGCTGAAGATGGGACAACCTCAACCACTTCTCCGCAAATGGATTCGCATAAAACACCGAAAGCTCGCCGCTTGAAATAGGAATGCAAAACGTACCGTTGGTGTCCTGTACAATCAACCACCCGAGATATGAGGCTCCAGTAGAGCGCGTTTTGCTCGAGGCTCCTGATTTTCTTGTACGGCCCGATCCAGATCGCGAGCGGGTTTTCCTGGTCCGGCCTGATAGCTTTGATGCGCGCAATTGCCCTCTCCTTTGTCTGCTCGTCACGGAATATGATTGCCGGAAGCAAGGGCGTCTTTCACCAAGTCAACACTCGACATCAAACCAAGTTCGTTTAGGACCGCTCGCAACATCTGCTCTCCGTCGCTCTCCAGCACCGCCAGAAGCGCGTTCATTTCGTACTTCAGAGGGCTCGCTTTGTAGTACCTCACCCACTCGCCAACTCGCTCCCTCGGGGGCCCTGTCGAGCCTTTTCGCAATCTCTCGCTCCTCTCTACTTAACGGGCGGTTCCAGTCGCAGGGCCATTTAGTTTTCACTGATTTAGTGGGTTGATCTTATGGCGCACACGCTCAAGGAAGGGCATTTTCGCGACCGCGCATGATCTCTGCAGCGCGGTAGTGACTTTCCCCGGCTAGGAGTTCCTCTGCTCCCTCGGTCCAAAGGACCGTCGAATGCCCTAACCGAACCGTGGTCCCAGTTGGTGATATGGCGCAGAGTGCCGCCGCATCCTCCAGGTGTTTTACGCTGGCAACGTACTCTTTGCCTCGATAGACCTTATATTGTGGGGATCCGGCCATATCAGCCTCCTTTGCGAGCCTTGTCCCGCTCCATGGCGACCGCGAGCAGCAGTTGCGCCGACTCTACCAATGCTTCGGCGCGCTCGACCACGACATGCGGCATCTTCATGTCCTCCGCGAAGATGACCTCGCGGCGTAGAGCTGTGGTGATGGACTCCAGCCGCGCGTTCACGCTCTCTATGCACAGTTGCAGGCGGTCTGTCGTCATCGTGCTGGCCTCCGGTTTAGTCGGCGGGCGAGGTACACGTTGATTCGCGCGCGACGCAGGCATCCGCTGCGAGGTATGCGCAAAATGTGCGCGACCCATGAGCGTCCTACGCCGGTAGCAGTCTTTTTCCCGTCCCACGCCAGCGCGTACTCGCGCCACATACGAGCTTGGAACAAGCGCCCAATTACCGACAAGCGTGGAGCCATGATTTACTCCTTGTTAAGTTCCAGTTTTCTTCATCGGTGTTTTCTCATCCATCGCATCCACCGTATGCGCCCGGCAGTGACATATTCCGTTTGCCGAGGCGAGCAGGCTTGTACCGTTTGCGTACCGCATCAGTTCTCTCGAATTCCATGTTCTTCCTTTAACTTATGCTCCCCACTGTTCCGCCATTGCCGCTGCGATCCCTGGAAGTGTGCGACTGCGTTCCTTCCAGCGGTTTGGCCCCGGCGCATGGTGGCGGTGGATACGGTTCCAACTCTTCCATTCGGAAGACCCGTACTCAGGGACTTCAAGGTTCTCGGTGGGCTCCAGTTTTGGAAGGCCCTTCAGCCACAGCCAGGTCTGCCGGACTTCACGCTCGCCAAACTGGAAAGGGCGAATGACCTGATCCTTTGGCCGTATGCGCGTTGAAATCACGCTGCGCGGGTTCTCCAGGCAAATGCGCGGTATGGGCGCGTCCAGAAGGTCCCTGACGAACGCCAAGGCTTCCTCCTGCTCCTTGACCTTGCGCGGAAACCACCGCGCCCCGGAAGTCGCCAAGTGAGTGCATGGAGGGTGCGCGATCATCAGGTCCCATCCACGGTCCAGCACCTTCAGCACGTCCCCTTCGATGTGATGGGCGCGCGCCATATCCTCTGAAGGCAATAGGTCGCACGACCAAGCTTCATGCCCAACGCTCCTGAAGGCTCGCCGTACCACTCCAGAAAATTCGCAGGCGATCAAAACTCTCATGCTCCACTCTTACCAACGACGTTGCACTTGGCGTTTGCTCTCGGTCTCTCATCCATCGCATCCACCGTATGCGCCCGGCAGTGACATATTCCGTTTGCCGAGCCGGTCGCTACTTGGTCGCAATAAGCGCATAGCTTCTTCGGCTGTTCTTGCTTGGCAGGAATGGATCTAATGGAGCTTTGGTTCTGCTGACGTGAGAGCCATGTATTGAGAAATCGGCCATGTTGAGACTTCGGCGCTAAATTTGGATTGCTCACAATCCAGGCCGCAGCTCTCTTAAGCTCAGTCTCGATATCCACAGCCCCGTAAGCTTCCTTCCACGCTTCCATCTGCTCTTTCGTCAAATTAGTCCAGCGGCCATTTTCAAATCCGAGCTTTGGTTTCTTTCCAAATCCAGCAAGTTCTTCTCTCACGACCCTCCTTACTATCTCTTCTAGCTTTGCCCATTTATCCTCCATCTCCCATCAATCCTCCCAAGGCAACTTATCGCTCGATTCAGGCTCTCGCCAATTCAGCGGGCGCGTATGAATGTAAGTAACAAGAGACATAAACATCTTTGCTTGCTCGTTCCACAGTTCTTTTTTTTCCACCTTCAATATTTCCCAGAGTGGTTCCGTGTTGTAGAACAAGTGCTCCTGCTGGGGGATATTTCCCCCCCTCCCTCCCATCTCCCCCCCTACCCCCCCAGGAGATTTCTCGCCTGAGGAGGATTTGTCGTTGCTCACCAGCTAATCCCTTCTGGCCTTACCGGCCTAAACCCTGTGCGTTTCCTGGTGCAAATCCCGGCAGGCCGCGTCCATTTGCGCCTTTCCTGCCGAGCTGTTTAGCTATAAGCTCCTGTTCTTACGTGGTTGCCAAAACTTCTCAACGATCCCCTGAGTTGCGGGGCGTCAGCGCATTTTTGGTGCAGCCTCTGTGCACTTATGCCACCCTTTTCTTGCGTCCCAGGGTCGCAATTGCCAGCCTCAGGGTGTCCACCCCAAGGTGGGCGTATCTCTTTGTGGTCTGCGTGTTCGAGTGCCCCAGGATCGCCCCTACCCTGTAGATATCCACCCCGGCTTGCACGAGGAATGATGCTGCTGTGTGCCTGAGGTCGTGAAATCTGAAGTTGGGCATTGCCTTGTGCACCGCCAAAGACAAGGCTTCCGGCGCAGCCCCGAACGGGAGGCGCTTTAACGCGAACGCAACATGGTGCACAACCGGGACGCTGCGAGGCCGGCCATTCTTGGAGGTCTTTAGCATGATGATGTCCTCCTGGACGTTGATCGGCCTCAGCCCCACGATCTCGCCCCTTCTAAGTCCAGTAAATGCAGCCACCAGCACCACCCTCCTGATCGTCCTGTCGGGGATGGCTTTGAGAAGCTTCGCCAGCTCGTTGCGGTTGAGGAAGGATTCCCTGGCGGGGTTTTCCGGTAGTAGCTCGATCTTCTCTGCGACGTGCTCCGATAACCAACCCCAACGCCGATAGGCGAGGTTGGCAACCCTGCGAAGCACCGCAAGCCGGCGGTTGATGGTGGAGTTTGTGAGCCGTCCTCTATTTTCATTCTTGTACGCATTCGCTACCGCAACGCTCTCGTTGAGCGTCTTACCCTTGATCCACTCGGTGAGCGCGAACGCATTTCCGGTTGTCGTCTTCCTGGCGAGCTGGTAGGCAACCTCGGTGTTGAGCCAGTGCTGGATGGCATCGGCTATCAGAACCTTTCCCGATTGGATAGAGTCAAAACTTGAGATGACTTCCGCTTCGCGCCGTTTCGCGTCCCGCCACGTCGCCGACTCCGGGCATATTCGATGAACGCGCTTTCCCCCTCGCTGGACGGATACGTGATACCGGCCTTTCTTGTCTCGCCAGACAGACATTTCTTCCTCCGCTGTAGGTAGTCCTGCAAGTCGGACTCTGAGACTTTAATCCCTCCCGGAATTTGGTAGTAGGGGAGTCCGTCCTGGATCATCCGGTAGACCGAACGCAGGGACGTGTTTAGCTTCGCGGCCAGGGCTTTGGGGCTGAGCATCGGCTTAAAGGAAGTGGTCATTACAGGCGTACTGGTGAAATTTATGGCGCTTCAGCGGATCTTGAGGCTTAGGCGTGAACATTCTTACGCGGTATTCATCTCCGCATCCGCATATCGCGCACTCCTCGCGGCAAATCAGATACCAATGAGGCCGTCGCTCGGCTAGGGCTTTGGGGCTCATCATTTTCCTTTCAATCCCTCCAAATCCCCGCTAATCCCGCTGACATCTGAATTTGATAGGCGGAACCACTCCCCGTTTACCCTTTTGTGAGCGAATTGCTTGTGCAATGCACGCTCTGTCGCGTGTCGGTCAGCGACATCAGCAATCAAGACGATCTTTTCTTTGAAAGGAAGCCGGAGCCTACGAACGCGCTCTTTTGCGTTCTTGGCTTTGCCTATCTTGTAGTAATGACCGGCTCTGATGACGTAGATTTGCCCAGCACAAGCTTCCTGTTTGTGTGGTTTCGGCGCGGTTGCTGCAACATAATCGCGTCCGAAGATAAACTCTTCCACTAAGTGGGCGGCGGCGTTCGCAAGCGTCATACCGCGCCGTTTAGCGAACATGCGAAGTGCGGCGTGCGCGCCGTGCTCAGACAGGCGAACGTGGATGCTTTTCATGACGGCTGCGAAATCCGGGCCGAAGTGGGCCACCGGAGGCTTAAAAAAAAGTTGTGGGCCAGTTCGGGCTTACTGATTCCCAAAACGCCTCCCGATTCTTTGGTGAGATATGCGCATGACCTCACGTAGTTTCATGTGCTCCTCGATCACCCCGAACAGGTAATCGGACATGGAGATCACGATCCCCTGCTCTGCGACGAACAGCTCTAGCTGCTCTCGCATGGTCGGGGTGATATGCGCCTTCACTTGTGCCGTGCGTTTCTCGCGCATGGTCTGGGAAGAAAAACCCCAGGGCGGAGGTAAACACGCCCGGGGCAAAACCGCGTACGTACATGGGAGGAGGGTAGAAACGTACGCGGGTATTGGGTCATCGGCGGCGACCGTTGCGCTTGGGCTCCGGCACCCCGTAGATGCCGTCCATGGTTACGGGGGTCCGCTCAACAATCTTTCTGGCAGCCGATGTCTTGGGTAATCTGGCCCCGTATAGCCACGATTTAACCGTCCGCTCGTTCTCTTCGATAGCCTTTGCGAACCCGCTCGGTCCAACCATCCGAATGTATTCCTGCAGCCGCATTCCAGATATATACACGATACGTTTACGTCCCGCAAGGGGGTACGTACACGACAAGTTTGCGGACGGAACTCCGGCCTTGACCTACTGTCTCCACATGAACTACAAGAATGAGATAGGCAGGCGTATCAGGCTGATGCGTAAACAGCATCAATTGAGCCTGGAGGCCCTTGCCAAGGCTACAGACGGAAAGCTGTCGAAGTCCCGCATCAGCAACTACGAACAGGGACTAAGAATGCCGGGCCCACAAGAGGCTAACGTGCTGGCTAAGGTTTTAGGGGTAGACGCAGCTTGGCTTATGTGCCTGCAGTCGGTCTTTACGGCCCAGGCTATCGAGCTGATGAGGAACTGGCAGGCCCTCCCCGAGAACGACCGCATGGACTACTTCCGCCGGATCGAAGTATTGGCTCTTGCCTACCGTCAGCCCGTACCAGATGAGCCCATTCAGGGGCGCCCCAAGGTGTTAAAGAAGGTCAGGGGCTAGGTCCACGATCAAGGTTTCCTGACAGCGGGTCTTACCCGCCTGTCCCGTTTCGCCCCCTACGTACACGAGTCGTGCTTGCATTTCGAACACGATAGGTGTACAGTTGTCGTCATCCCCTGCTGTACGGGGCCTGAATAGGGAGGGCGGGCAGATGGAACCTAAGTACAAGCCTGTAACGCCGCTGCCGTGGACGAATGACGACAAGACCGGTGGTACGCGACTGATGCGCGGAGGCCAAGACGCGATATATGCCAGACACGCCGCGAACGCCTACCCGAAGCTAGTCGAGGCGCTTGCGGAATTCATAGATGCGAGCGATCAGTTCGTAGAGGACACTGGGCTTAAGCACGGCGACCTCATTACCGATAAGGCGGAATCAGCCCGCGCCATCTTGCGTGAACTCGGGGAGTACGCATGAAACTGACAAACGCCCGCTGCCGGTACTGCGGGCGCCCCCTTGTGCGCGCCTGGATACCGAATCGCGGTTGCGTAATGGCGCATCGGCATGGTGACCGCGTCGCTTGCGACCGGCTCCGCGCGGAAGGTCGCGACCTACAAAGCAAACTCGGGGAGGCTGCGTAATGCGCGAACACGACTGGCTAGTCGGCGCGGAGAACTCAACTCCCCGCCACTTCCGCAAGCGGGAATACGTCTACATGGCAATTGCCCTTGCCCTGCTGCTTGCGGGCCCTCTACGGAACGACCTGGAATCCGCCGAGATCACCGCCCAGGTAATGCCCCCGGCTCACCCCTGCGAAGTCACCATCGCCCAGTACGGAGCTACAGAAAGATGGCTGAGAAAAGCTAACGAGCATTGCGCTCTGTGGGCGCAAGAGCCTCCCCCTTGGATCATGTCACTGCCGATTGCGGAGAAGCGATGAGCCTGCATCCGTTGTTTAAAGCCATCCTCGCGCCTCTGGAAACTCCGGTGAAGCCCCACCGCTTTGCTAGGCAGCAGATGCTGGAGAACGAGCTGGCACTGTTCGCCGCCGACTACTGTGAGGCCATGGAACTCTTGGACGCCATGCAATGCGGTCTAGAGGGAAGGATTGGAGATTTAGACCCCGACCTTGCGCATGCGTTCAAGAGGCTGAGAGAAGCCTTGGACGAGGCGGACGACAAGATTCCCTATGAACCGGACCCTTACCAACCGGAATGAATTGAGAAGCGCACACGCCAATACGAATGTCATAGGAGAAAACCCGTGAACGTCATCACCGAGATGGAGCACAGGAAGGCCGCGCTGCGCAACGAGATGAAGCTGGAAAAGGAGCGCCATGAGAAGGCTATGCAAGGGTTCAAGGATGAATTCCGGCTCGCCGAGGAGCGCATCCAGCTTGCCTCTGGCGATCTGGACGAGGACAAGATCCTGCACGCAGAGCACGTCATTTACGTCAGGGGGGCGTATGCGAGCGCTGGTGCCGAGCGCGGCACCGCGATGAGCAACGCCAAGGCGGCACTGCTCGCTGGTGGCGGGACTCTGAAGGATGAGTACCAGGGGACCAAGGACTACGCGCACTGGCACGGGCAGTGGCAGAGCCATCGCTATGCCTACGGCCCAAAGCACGGCTCCATGATCTTCGAAATCGGCCTGACGGGCGAGGCGCGAAAGCGCGAAGGGAAGCTCACTGACGATGAGATCGAGGCATGCCTCTACTACCTGACCAACCTGGAGCGCATCCAGTCCGCAAAGGCGCGAGCCAAAGAGGCTGCGTAGATAACCTGTAAAAAACGATAATGAAGGGAGTCAGATGAACAGGTCGGAAAGCATCAAGAGTTTAGCGGCTGCGCTGGCGAAGGCTCAGGCTGAGTTCCCATCCATCCCGAGGGACAAGACCGTGCAGGTCAAGACCAAGTCTGGCGGGACTTACACCTTCGCCTACGCCCCCCTGGACACGATCATGGAGAAGATCCGCCCCGCCTTGAAGGCTAACGGGTTGGCTTTCATGCAGTCCCTCAACGGCGAGTCCCTGACCACCACCCTGCTACATACCTCGGGGGAGTGGCTGGCCACCGACGCCATGCCTATCCGGGCCGTGGACTCCGGCCCGCAGGCCCTTGGGTCAGCTATCACATATGCCCGCAGATACGCCCTGACGGCGCTCCTGGGGCTCGTGACCGAGGACGATGACGATGGTAATGCCGCTGAAGGGAACGTCGCCAAGGCCACCACAGCGAAGGCTGGGCGCTCTGCCAGCGACGGGTGTTTAGACGCATTGGAACCCGACGAACAGGTCAGGGCCAAGCAAATCGCCAGCGGCATCGTGGACTGCTGGGACGAGGGGAAAGAGCTAGCAGCTTATGAGTTGTTCTACGAAGGCAACCTCTCCAACGAGATGATGCTTGGAATATGGGAGATCCTGAGACCCCACTCCAAGATCAGGAACCAGCTTAAGAAGATGAAGGACGCGAACAAGGAGCCTGTAGCAAATGCCTAAGCCCGATTTCGATGACACAAATAGGGGTGTGCTGTTCCGTGAGCTGAATAAGGAATCCGACAAGCACCCAGACTACACCGGAAAACTGAATGTAGACGGTAAGGATTACTACATTGCAGGCTGGATCAGGGACTCCAAGAAGGGCACGAAGTTCATGAGCCTTTCGGTCAAGCCTGCGCAGGGCAAGAAAGAAGAGCCGACCCCGTTCTGATGAGCGCATCTCCCAAAATCATCCCGCCCACGATGCCCTTCGATCAGGCATTGCGCTTCGGCTATACCGGGGAGATCCGCATGCCGAGGTATTTGGAGTGGATCAGGACATTACCTTGCGACCACTGCAAAAGACCCGCTCCCAGCCAAGCCTCGCATCCCAACTTCTACAAATCCCAGAAGAACAAGGGACCCGACCCCTTGGCATTACCGGAGTGCCCCGCTTGCCATGCTGAATACGAGCGCAATGGCTACACGGATGAAGACTACCGGATGCAGCGGGCGGCTATCTACATGCTGCGGGCTATCTGGGAAGGAAGGCTCAAGTGGGCAGCATGAAGCCGAACCTCAAGCTCGCCCAGCGCCATCCTTACGAGCGCGTCAAAGCCATCCCCGAGGGCACGCCGATAACGCTGGACGGCAAGAGCGGCGTGATGCTCTCCATGACCGGGCACAGGATCACCGTCAAGGTCGGGCGCAAGAACCTGTTTCTGCAGGCCGGCGACCCGCGACTCGAGCGCATTAGCGCACACGCCAATACTACAAAGGTTCCATAGGAGAAATCATGACGGACGCAAAACGGGAAGCACTTCTGCAAGCCCTTCAGTTCCATGCCTCTGCTTATGCAAAGGCTGCGGCAGGATGGCCCTCTAAGGACCACAAACAGTACACGCCGCATGACGTGGCTAAGACAGCGTCCGTGTTCGAGCGGTTCTTGGAGGCACGTTGCAAGCCGTGATGTATATAGGCGACTCTTTCGTCTTCGGGCGCTGGTGGGGCGTCTACCTGTGGCGTGGGAAAGCTCGATATATCCCACTCGTTCGCCCTTGGAATTGGTACGCCACAAAAGAACCCTTGACAGCCAGTTAAATGGGAAACGAAAAATTCTGCGGTAGGCTGGTCAGGGCCGACGAATCGACCATCGGGAATATCTATAAGACTGACGCCGGCTACATCGTCCGCGAGATCAAGGAATACGCCCGCAAGCCCGGCGGCGTGCTGTTCAACGGCCGTGTGTTCACCGGCAAGGACTTCGCCAAGGCGCGCATTACTGACCTCGGTTACGGGGTTGATCGCTCCTACACTCTGAGGACGGCATGAGAGACACACGATGAACGACACCATAATAGCCAACCTTCAAGCTCGCCTGCTGTTCGCCAACGAACTGCCGTACTCTCCGACGAAACTGACTCTCGTCAGGGACATCAAGCGGGCTATCAACAATCTGATGTTGGAACTACCACCAGAGGATCGGCTGCTGCTGTCCGATGGCGGCCCGGAGTATGTCCCATGAACACTGATGAACTGGCCCAAGCGTGCGTCCGAGAGGCAATGGAGCTGGAGGACAGATGAAAGCGCGATCAAAAACGTGACGTGGGGTAAGCGCGGCGGAAGCTGGACGCAAGGGCGAGGCCATAGACATAGGCCAGATCGCTGATCTGCTCAAAAAGCTGGATATGCTTCATGACGAGGGGGTTCTAGTGGACGAGCAACCCACCACAAGTCGTACATTGAGCATCCAAGAATGCCGAACCTGCGGAACGTATTGGCGGCAGTGGAGCGACGGCACTTGGTCGCGCGCTGACTGGCATCAGTCCCCAGAGGGGTGCTGCGATAACTCACCAGATTTCATAGCTAAACTAAATCCGGTAACGAAGACCGTCCAATTGGAGCACGTAGCGAAACTTGCGGCGTCTTGCGAATACGTTGCCGACCACCCAACCGAGGGGTTCAAGGTCGAAGGAGAGGCATCGGCACTATGGAGAATAATGCTTCGCAGAGCGGCGGCTGCCCTACAGATGCCACACTCGGAGAAACCAGAGCTCTGCGGCACCTGCCGTGGCGCGCTCCCCGAGGCCGCGCGCAATTGCGATAGCGGTGAAGCCTGCCCGCATCGACGCCTCCACGATAAGGACGAACGTCAGACGCCGCAGACGGATGCGCTTGCCAACAGCAGGGAGCCGTGGGCCGTGTTCGGACCAGGATACTTCCAACGGTGGCGCGACCTAGCCGGACAGCTTGAGCGCGACCTATCCGTAGCGCTCGACCACATCGCGAAGGACGACGCCGAGATCGAGCGGCTGAACGCAGAGCTGGAAAAGCTGCAATCCGCAAGGGGAGAGAGGTTACCGGACATCTGCGGCACCTGCCGTGGCGCGCTCCCCGAGGCCGCGCGCAATTGCGATAGCGGTGAAGCCTGCCCGCATCAAGCACCACTTCCGACTGTCGAATCGCACGCGGCGCCGCAGGCAAACAGCGATGAGTCCGTAGCTGGAGGCGGGGCCCCGTCCTCGCCTGCTGGCGCTGCTCCTATGAAAGCGCAATCCGCAATACGACCAATCGACGTGCTGGAGGCGGCCGCTCACAAGGTCGAGAAGATCGGCCATGACTACATGCACGAGCACGGCAGCTACGACCCGAGCACGAACGTATGGGAGATCCACCACCGCCATGCCGAGCGGATCGAAGCCCTGGACGATGCCGTGGCTGCCATTCGCGAACTTCAGTCGCAATACGTAGTGGTGAATCGAAAATGACTATGGCACGCCAGCAGGCCCCCGCTAGCCCCGAGGGTGCGGCTGCAAAAATATCGGGGGATGAGCAATGCCGTCCCGCTGGTCGTGCCGCCAGTTGTAACGCGCGAGGTCCTTTGTGCATGAGGAAGCAATCTAAAGGCCCACTGCGGGAGATCGTGGACGTAACACGCCCAGCGTACGGGCTGTTCGACAAGCAGAAGGTAGCGCTGTCGTGCGGGCATACCGTTTTAGCGTCCTCCGGTGCGATCTACCGAGCGCGTTGCTCAAAATGCGTGCGTCGTCTAACCGACATAGGGAGCAAACGTGACTGAGAACCGCTACACAGCGCAGGCTGTCTTAGAGCTTGCGAAGCATTGCGCCACTGGCGCTCCGCCCCCAGTCGAGGGCGATCTAAGCGAAGTCATCACCTTATTGGCGGGCGAGGTAGTGCGGCTGTCGAACGATGTCTCGGCTGCGCCGCCATTGGACGCGCGCACGTTCATCGAGGCCGTATCGGCAATGCGCTTCCCGAAAGGCTGGGAGTATGTTGCCGAGGAAGCCGAGCGCATTCGCCAACTACGCTCCACTGGAGATGTGAACAATGACTGACGACGATCTGCCGAACGCCTATCAGGTTCTAGCGTCCGGTGAGGGTGGCTTCCTCGCTTCTACGGTCTGGATTCGCCTCGCCGACGCCGAGCAGGATGCCCACGAATGGCGCATCAACGGCAAGGACACAACGATCATCCCGCTCTACGAGCGAAGAACGCCTCACCCGGAAGGTGCGCCGTCGCGGGACGAACTCCGGGCGCTCTATTGGGAATTACTCTACGCGGTATCCAAAAAGCACCCAGAAGAAACGCGCCACCAGACCGCGCTGCGGTACATTCAGCAGGCAGAGAAGCAGGACAATCAGCCCACCGCCGCAGGGAGCCGAGGCAAATGAGAAAAACGACAGCAGCACAAAAGAAGGCGATGAAAACAGAGGCACTGGTGCGCAGCGTTCACAGGGTTGTCGCCGCGTACATTGCCCATCTCGGCGGAAAAGTTCTGGTATCTGGCCCCCTCCAGATCCAGGTGTTTCCAATGGACAAAGATGGTTATTTCACGGTTGCCCTCAAATGTATCGGCAGGAAGCCAGAACGCCAGTATGGAGATGTGAACAATGGCTGATCTCGACAAGCTGCGTGACCTTGCCGATGCCTACTGCAGCGGAGAGGAGTTGCAGCGGGTTTTGCTGGAGAGCATCCTAGAGCGCTTTATCGTCTTGGCCGACGAGAAGCTAACCTCGGTGGCGGCCGCTGTTCTGGATCGGGGAGAAATGATGAACCACCAGCAGAAGATGATGGCCGCCATGTTTCACGAGCAAGCCGACGAACTCATGAGCCACATCAAAAAGCTGGTCACGCCGGATTGCCGGCTCACGCTGATCGTGCGGAAGCCTGGGAACGTCGAGGCAGACATCGTGCTCACCGACGATCAATTGCCAGAGGCCATCAAGGTGCTGCAACGACGTTCGACTGGAGATGCGGCGGATGATGCAGCTAGACGCTGGTACGAGGCCGCTGCGCCTTATGCTACGCCGGAAGCGCTGAAAGAGGCTCTGCAACGCTTCACCGCCGCGAAAATCATGACCGAACGGCAAACAGATGCAGGTTACGAAGCGCTCTCGCGCCAAGCTCTCCATTGGGAAGCAAAGTGGCGCGAGAGTGAGGCAGAGGCAAATAAGCTGCGTGGATTGTTAGAGCGCGAGTGTCGGGATGCGGACAAAATCGCGGCGGCGCTGGGAGTTGGGCGTACCGAAGGAGGCTCCCTCATGGTGGCACGAATGATGAACCACGTCAGTGACCTTGAGGCCAACATTCATGCCCTGGAAGATGCGATTACGAGCGAGCTTCCTTCCGGCATAAGCGAACTAGTGTTTGAGAAGCGCGCCTCTATGCTAAGACCAGAACAATTGATCTCTACCAAATAGGCGTTAAAGAATCCGAATGCACACGACATAGGGAGCGATCAGTGAAGTTCAAGGTGTACGTGTCGAAGGATTGGACAGAACACGGCATGATCGAGGTCGAAGCGCCTAACGAAGATGAGGCGCGGGATGCCGCGATGGAGGCCCCTAGTGGACGGCTCCGATGACATCAAGTGGAGCGGGCACAACATGGATCCCGGCAACGTCTACGTGGACACTGTGGAGGATAGCTCGACTGGAGATGGGAGCAATGGATAAATCCAAGTACAGTCCGTTCGACTACCTGCTCAACGCGATGGAGTACGCCGCGCAGCAGGATGACCCATGGAGGGCAGGTTACCCATCTAGGCGCCAAGCAGTGCTGGAGTACGTGCGGAAGCTTGAAAAGGTTCACCCGGAAGGTGGACTGATTGACGACAAGCGAATCCGCGAGATTGCCGAGGGATGCTGGAATTATCCTGGTGGTTTCCGCGCAGAGACGAGTATGGAGCGCGTTGAGGCGGCAATCCGCTCGGCGCTTAGAGAGGCGGCACAGCCGGAAGGTGAACCTACGCCGGTAGAACGCATGCTAGGCGCGGCAATGGCTGATGCGCTGCAGGAGGACTTCGACGGTTGCCGAGAGCTTGCTCGTGGCGTCAAGCTTGAATTCGTAGATGGCGCTCCTGTTGTACGGCTGTCGGCGCTCACGGACTACTATAAAGAACGTCGTGTCACCGCCGCAAACCAGAAAGGTAACAAGTGAGGCTAACCGACGGTTCTCCACATGCCCGGCCGATGTTGCCGTAGGTCCTAGCAGCAGGCGAAGGTCAGCCCCGTTTCTCGGCGATCTTGGCACGGATGCGGGTAAAGCCTTCCTCGATCATCTCGTCCAGCAGCCGGTTAGCTTCCTCGTCGCTCTTGCCGGCAAGTCTTTCCCGTACCTCCTCTTTCGAGAAGTGCATGAGAGCTACGTCCATTCCCTTCAGCAGCCAATATTCCCAGGTCATTGTCTGGCCCTTTCGGCAAGTTCACGGCGTAGGGCCGAGGCCAGCGACTTGACCAAATCGGCCTTGGTCTTCGCCTCCAGCCCCTTCCCGAGAGCTAACAGCGTCTCGGCTTCCTTGATGTCCTTCCAGTAGCCCTCGAGCTGGGCGAGTTTCCTGGCCGCCTCGTCAGCGGTATAGACCCCGTCGTCCAAATTGGCCTCCAGAACGTCCTGGGAGCCCTTCAGGACGAGCTTGGCCTCGATGATGGCGTCCTGTGGGGTGAGGTCTTGCAGTGCCTTTGCAGCGCATCCTGCGAGCGCCAGCAGCAGGAGAGGTACCAGATAGCGGGCGGTTTTCATACCTTGGATACCCCCGCGCGAAGGGTTGCCAGGCCAGCGGCTTCCAGCGCCCGGAAGAACGCGGTGGCGAGGTCGATTTCCCCGGCGGCGAACGCTCCAAGGGCCGTTACCGCAACCCCGGCGGCGACTAGGTATGTTTTCTTTCCTGCGAGAAATTCAAGTGCGGCTTGCATAACGTCTCCTTTTCGGGTTTACCTTCCAGACACCAGCATGTGAAACTCCCGCAGCCCCTCGGCGAGCTTCATGAACTCGGCGAAGGCGACCGAGCTCCCCAGGAGTGCCGTGCGCGCGCTATCGTCGATCGCGTGCTGGCTGTAGGCCTTGTTGAGCGCATCGAAGCCGCCGAACGACTCGCCGAGAATCACGCACGCGAGGCTGTGCTCCTCGATCGCGCCACGATGGAAGAGCACCCTGTCGTGCTCAGGGATCTCTATCTCGAAGGTCTCGTAGCCGCCCTTGTGGTAGAAGTCGCGCCGGCACAGCACCAGCCCGGCCTGCACAACGATGCGCTTACCATGCGCCGCCTCGCCGTGCTCGAAGGTGCGCTCGAGCGCGACTGCGAACGGGCGCCCGTCCCACAACGCCGCGGAGAAGCAACCATCGTCGCGGATCGCGACGGTCTTTAGTTCGAGCCGATGCGTCACGGCCAGCCGCACATCCGGCGGTAGACGGTGAGTCTCATGTACAATCCACCATGTTCGAATCCTGGTCGGGGCACCAATCCTGATATAATGCGCGCCACCATGAACCGAACACGAACCGCAACCGCTGCTGTAGCTCAAATGGCAGAGCGCGGAGCCCGTAACTCCGAGGTTGACGGTTCGATTCCGGTCCAGCAGCACCAGAAATTCGCGAATGTTCTTCGGTGCCTGCGGAGGTTGTTGGCCGCAGGGTAAATGTGGATGAAACCGCAGCCGAAGTTCTGTATTGCGGGGGATGTAGCTCAGTCGGGAGAGCGCCTGGCCTGCAACCAGGATGTCGTGGGTTCGATGCCCACCTTCTCCACCAATTTCCGATCCCGATCATCGTCCTGATTGTCGGGAAACGGAAGGTGGCGCTAGAACGGTCTGGCAACCAGCCTCGAAAACTGGGCTGACACCTAAGCAGGGTCAAGGGTTCGATTCCTTCACCTTCCGCCAAGCGTACAGGCAGGAGAATGGCGGCGAGTCTCACGTCCCCGCCCCGCCGATCATCGCGTCCATGTTGCCGCCGGAGCGCATGCAGTGGCCGAGCAGCTCCGTCGCGAAGTTCGGCGGCGAGGTATCGGTCATGCGGTATGCCGTCGCTAAGATGGCGTTCATCAACTGCTGCGCGCGCTCTGAGTCGGTCACGTCGTAGATATGGCTCATGATGGTGTCGGCCTTTCGCCGGTCGATTCCCTCGGCCGCGAGCGAGCGCGCCACGATAGCCATGTCAGCGGCAACGCCGCACTCTTGCGGGCTCTGCGCCTTCGGGGCGGCGTAGGCGTAGCTCGCGACCACCGCCACCACAATGGTCAGCAACGCTACGAGGATCGCACCGATGACCGGGCGCAGTTCTTCGCGGCTGCGTTTGTCTTCGTAGTTATCGCGGTCTTCTAGCATGGCGTCACTTTCTGAATAATCGGATTTCCATCTCGTGCATCTCCTTGCTCAAGCGGTCAACGCAATCGCGCACAAGCTTGCGGTCGGCTTCGGCGTTCGCATAGAGCTGGCGGATGTCCTCGCGCACCAGCTCACGGTGCTTCGCGAAATCCGGCTTCTGAACAGCCCCCTCTATCCGCTTGAACGCCCAGCCGAAGGGCAGCAGGAGCAGCGCCCAAAGCCAGCCCGCTACGTCTTTCCAGCTATCCATCTACGCACCAGTTGTTCATGCTGGCTTCTCAAGCTCTGCGATGCGCTTGTTCGCGGCCTCCAAGTCGGCCCGCAGTTGAGCATTGGCGACGGCCAATTGCATCGCCCGGGCACCGAGAATATTTCTCTGCACGGCAAGTTCTTCGGCCATTGCGTCTATCTGTTTTTGCATATCCATTTAAATCGCCAGTAAAGTGACTACGGTGCCGTTGATGCGCATTTTTACGCGTACGCTTGAGGCTGAATCAGCTTGGCCTGTTGCAAGCACATTCGTGCCCTCGCAGAAAAAACTCGGTATGGTGTGCCCGGCTGCATCATCAGATGAGTAGATCTGGATCGTGTCAGCCGGACCAGTCGTCGGTGCCGTGCCACTCCCAATTCCCAAAACGTGTATTGCGCTGTCACCAAAGGTATATGTCGCGATACCTACGTTTCCGTTGGCGATCGTGGTTCCAGTGGTATTCGCGGCTACCCCGTAGATCAGGTTGCCGATGACAATCATGTTGTCGGGGTTCGTTAACGGCGTCGCGATGTTGTAGCCAATAACGATGTTCTTGCTGCCGGTCGTCATCACCGTCTCGACGTTCGAGCCAATGAAGATGTTGTTGATGCCACTCGTCAACGCGGAACCCGCAGCAGTTCCGATAGCAGTATTGTCTGCGCTCGTTGCTACTAGCAGCGCATCCGCCCCAATAGCTACGTTCTGATTACCGGCCACCGCACTGAGAGCACCGCTACCTACCGCTACATTAAAGCTCGCGGTGGTTATGGCATCCCCTGCCTCGTATCCGACGAACGTGTTATCAGCGCCTTCCGTCAGCAAATTGCCCGACTGCGCGCCCAGAGCCGTATTGCGGTCGCCCGTCGTAAGCGTGGTGAGGCTGTTCTCGCCGACAGCAGTACACTTGACCGCTACGGTTAGCGCTTGCAAAGCCGAAATACCTACCGCCGTGTTAGCGCTTGCGAGGCAGTTTTCCAGCGCGCTCTTGCCGAGAGCCGTGTTGCCTACGCCAGTCACGCATCTAAGCAGCGCCGCGTCGCCGACACCGGTGTTGTTGCTGCCGGTAGTCAAGCTATCAAGTACGTCAGCGCCGATGGCTGTATTTTGTGTCCCAGTAGTCAGGATAAGTAATGTATTGACGCCAATAGCCGTGTTGTCCCCGACTGAGTTGCTATCGACATTGGGAAGTGCGTTGTGCCCGAGAACCGTGTTGCCGATGGCAGTGTTGGTCGCGTAAGGGAAGCCTCCGGCGTTATGCCCTACATACATCGACTGGTTGTCGTCGTCGAAGTTGATGTAGTCGGCGGATTGCAGTTTCCCGACGCCGAATGTCCCGGTGAGCGCCGCAAGCGCAGTGTTGTATTCCGCCGCAGTGCCGTAGTGCGCGGTGTGGACGAATTTGTTGAGATGGACGAAATTAGCGTCCAGCTCTTCATAGGTCAGCTCATCGCCCTTGTTTGTCGCCCCGGTCTCGGTTGTTGTTCTTAGGGTGAGGGCCATTAAAAGTACTCGTACACGATAATGATTCCCGCACCACCAGCACCACCAGCGGCTCCGGTTGTGTTTGCCCCAACCCCAGCCCCACCACCCCCACCGCCGTATGGATTGCCTGCAAGGCCCGCTACACCAGTCGTTGCGGCTCCACTACCTCTGCCGCCAGAACCGAAGAACGAACTACCACCGTTCCCACCAATGCCGTTGTTCGCGACCCCACCGATGCCGTTGTTCCCGTCACCGCCTTCTGAATTCGCGTCACCGAGAGAACCAGCCCCACCGGCCCCGCCATGTGCGAACGGTACGGCCGCACCAGCCGTCCCAGTTCCTGTGCCACCAGCCCCTCCAGTACACGAGGCATGAGCACCGAAGGAAGTTGTCCCTCCAGCCCCGCCGTTTCCTCCTGTATCTGCACCAGCGGCTCCGACAGCACCAATAGTTACGACTTCTGTCGAGCCTAAAGCGGAAGCCGCTTCTAGAACCTGAGAGAAACCACCTCCCCCACCGCCGCCTCCACCGCCATATCCGCTTCCATCGGAATCAGCTCCACCACCGCCCCCACCCGGGGCCTGTACTTTTATGAGCGCTCTTACTAGCCCCGCTGGTTTCGTCCACGTATCCGAGGTTGTGTAGACTTGAACGCTTTGCAAATCGCCACTACCACCGGCACTGGCGTAAGACAATTCACGCCAGTTTCCAGACCCCTCGGATATGACGATCTGAACGTCTCCGACCGCTGTAGTCCTGTCCGCCCCCGTGAGGAGAATCATGGACGTGGCGTTATGCGTGAGCGTTAACTCGCCTTCGTATTTCAGGAACTTCCAGATCCCAGCCGAGACCGTTCCGAATCCGGTTATCGTGGTGGTCCCTGTAATGTCGTGCATAAGCCCGGCAATCGCGCCCAGGTCGGGGGTAGTCGCGGAGGCAATGTCTGCCCCTTTGTGGGCTAGGCCGGCACGGATGGACGCCTGGATACCTCTCAGGTAGTCGTCCAGGGAACTACCTACGGTCTCCGACCCGCCGGGCGAGTTATTCGCCGCAGTAACGGATAAATCAGTAAGGATGGTGGGTACGGCCATTTTGGGTTTTCCCCTTCTTGTTGTTGTGCTAGGCTAGCTAAATGAGCCTGAAGGACATCCTTTCAGACTTCTCCTGGGAGACCCTAGTTAACCTCCCGCCGAGCGACTTGCTTGCTCTTCTGCTTATCCCGCTTCTGATACTGTGGCTGGTTCTCGCAGCCTCTTGGCTATTTACTCACTAGCGCTGCAAGTTCCCCAGTTGCCTGAGTAGTTCAGGATCAGGCTTCTGAGCCGCAGCAATCCCCAGCGGGGCTAGGGCATGCGGCGCGGCCCCGGTCTGCATCTGCAAAGCCAACGCAGCTTTTAACCACGCCCACCTGTCCGCCATGAACGATGCGGCAGACAACGGGTTGTCCATGCGAAGCGCAGCTAACCCCATGGGGTTCTTGTTTGCCTCCAGTAAAGCCCGGTGCCCGGCTACATCTCGCACGTTCATAAGTGCAGCTTGCCGTGCCAAGGGGTTAGCTACTTCCGGGACGGCCTGCGCAACCGCCTGGCGCGCTCCACTGGCAAGCGCTTTTTGGGCCTCTGTGGAAGCGGTTCCTACCTCCCCGTAGGACTTGCCCCCAAGTGACTTATAAGTACCCTTCTTGAGCGCATGAGCAAGAGAGACAGGAATCTCCTTCTTACCGGCCAGCAGAGGAGCCGCTTTGGCTTCCTCGAAAACCTCCCGCACGGCTTTCATGTCCGCTCTGGGGTTGAACTGCCTTATAGCTTTCTTGTACGGCTCTCTCACGCTTTTTGTGATATCAGATACCTTTACTTTGGCCTGAGATCCGGCGATGAGTTTCTCGACCTGCTCGTCCAAATTTTTGGTGATCTTTGAAGCCTTTTCCATACCGCCTACAGTCGGTTTGATTCTTTCGGCTAGCATGGTCTTGACGGCCTTTTTAGCTGCCCCAGAAGCCAGGTCCGCTGTCTTTGGCTTTACCGCACTTTGCATGAGCCATTTAGCCGGGCCTCCTAAAAGCGATTGAGCTGGAGCATCTGCGACACGACCAGAAGCAAAGAGCGAAGGCAGGAATTGAGTAAACAGGTTTGCAAGGTACCCGCCCCCCGCAGCCGCCTCCGGTGGGAGTCCAATGTTCGAGGCTACGTCAGTAACCTTGCCTCCAATATCGTAAGCAAGCTTCGGGAAGCCAGTCCCCCACCCACCGGGCCCCATGACCTCGCGGTAAGCCCAATGCTCCTGCGGGGCTTGTGGAGTCTCCGGTTCATCCGTCGCATACTTCGCGTAAGGGTTGTCCGCGTATTTAGCGTAAGGGTTTGCCATTTACTTTCCTAGCACGCGCGCCGCAGCGCCCTCGCCGAATACCTCATCGAACTGGGCACGCTCTTTAGGGTTCATCTTCAGCCTGCGGATCGCATCCTGAGGCGGCTGACGAGTCTGTGCAGGAGCCTTTTTAGGGGCCACATCCGCCTCTGGGTTGAAGTCCTTCATCGTCCACGTCTTGCCCTTCCAGCCTTCAAGGGTGCCGTTCGCCATGAAGTAACGCGAGGCATCTAGCTTCGCCTCGGCGGCAGATTGGATCTGCTTGATGAGGCGGTCTACGCGCTTCTTGTTTTCCGCTTGCGGGAGGACTGGGTTATACGCACGAGAAATCAGCCGTTCGCCTTCCTTCTCGGTGAACTGAGCGCCAAGGACAAGGCGCAGGTTCCTCTGTACGACTTCCTCGACCGCTTCCATTACAGCAACTGACCTAGGGTTAGAGACATTCCGCACGCCGCGAGGAATGTTCCCCACCACCGGGCCTGTGAGCCCTTCCTCGGTCTCAAGCGCCTTGGATACCTCCTGCAACTGCCCGACCTGCTTTACGAGGTCCGCATACCCTCCGGTAGCAAAAGCGACGTGATCTGCGGCAAACTTTTTGTCTACCTCCTTGCCACCCACCGTTTGCGTTACGGTGGTCGCGCCAGCCTTCTTAAGATCCTTGGCCCCACCAAAGGCTACTTGGTCAATGGTGGACTGCCCACCAGGGCCACGCTGCAGCCAGAACGGCAAAGCGGATGGAGCACCTTGTTTCGGAACTCTTTGCATCACCTGTCCGGTGCGCTTGTCGCGGATCAGGATCTCGTTGCCAGCGTCTACCTGCTCAGTTTCCGGCTGCATGGATTTGTTGATATTCATCAGCGGGCCAACATCAACCCCAGCAGAGTAGAGGTTCAGCAGTTCTTGCGGAGGAATCTGACCTGGACCCTGGGGTTGCGGCAGGGTAGAGGCAGCGGCCCACGGAGCACCGATGGCTTGCGCTGATTTATCCGACACCCCGACCTGCGGCTGTGGCTGGTTGAAATACTGACCTACGCGCCCAAGGGCTTCTTGTCTGCGCCTTTCAGCTTCTTGTTCAGCATTAAGCTTTGCTACCTGCGCTTGGTAGAGTTGCGACTGAATCCCCTGTAGGCTAGTTTGATTCTGGAGTTGCTGCGCCTGCATGCCGGCCTGGAGCCCTTGTTGCCCGGC